AATTTCAGGCTTTAGATTCACTGACTACGAATCAGAAGGCCGGGAGTTCGAATCTCTCAGGGCGCGCCATTCCTTTCAAGCATTTACCCATAAAAAGGCCCGCACGGACACGTTTCTGATGTACCCGTATTTACCCGCATTTGCGGGTAGTTTACGGCACACCTACGGCACACCTGAAGGTTTATGAGCACAGCGTTACAAATCACGCGACCAGTTCTCCGCTACCACGGCGGCAAATGGAAACTTGCACCGTGGATCATCTCGCACTTCCCGGAGCATCGCGTTTACGTGGAGCCATTCGGTGGCGGGGCATCGGTGCTTCTGCGGAAAGAGCGCAGCTACGCCGAAGTCTATAACGACCTGGATGGCGAGATTGTGAACCTGTTTCGTGTTCTCCGAAATCCCAAGCAAGCTAAAGACCTGGAGGAAAGGCTTCGGCTGACACCTTTCTCCAGGAGAGAGTTCATGGCCAGCTATATGAACCACGCCGGCCGAGTTGAGCGCGCTCGGAGAACCGTCGTCAAGTCACACATGGGCTTCGGCGCTGATGCGATTCGCGGAATAAATCACACTGGCTTCAGGAATGACACGCGGCGAAGCGGCGGGATTCCGGCGCACGACTGGGCTAGGCTGCCGGCACACATTGGCGGGATAGCCGACAGGTTCGCCGGGGTGATAGTTGAGCAAAAACCCGCCGGCGGACTGATAGCTAAATTGGACGGCACTGACGTTCTTTTTTACTGTGATCCACCTTATCCGCTGTCCACCAGGTCGCAAAAACGGAAAGAGGAAAGTAGCTTTCATGGCTATCTGCACGAAATGACCGACGACCAGCACCGTGAACTAGCCCAGTTATTACGTTCCGTTCTGGGAATGGTTGTGCTGTCTGGCTACCCTTGCGACCTCTACGACAAAGAGCTTTATCCGGACTGGCGGCGGTTCGAACGCCAACACCTGGCCGATGGCGCGAAAAAGCGCACCGAAGTCTTATGGCTAAATGATTCAGCGGCAAGGAAGATGCCGCAGGAAGCTTTTAAGTTCACACCACCAACGGGTGATTACTTATGAACCAATTCGGTCTACAATTCGCTTCAAGCCGCAACCAGCGGACTGGAGCGCACCATGAAGAAAATCCCGCTAACCGTAGTTCTAGGAATTATTTTCACCGCAACCTTTGCAGCAGCGTACAATCGCTCTCCTCGCCAGGCAGTGACGCTTGGCCCAGCAGTAACCCCGCAGCAGCTTTGTTGCGGCAATCCAATGTGTCCGCCGCCGCTCGTTTGTCCGAGATCGAAGAAGTAGTCTCACGGTCAATCGGGTCGCGCCAGACCGGGAGCTCGGCCCGATGACTCTTGACTGGTGTCTATGGCTAGCCGTCATGGCAGCCCAATCTGTTCTTTCGGTAATCGCCTATCGCGCCAAACTTGGCTGCGCCTGGTTCCCGCGCTACATCTACTTTGCCACCGCGCAATCGTTCATTCTGCTGGCCATCGCGTATACGAATCTTCCGGTCTACATCGCGGTTTATTTACTCGGCTCAATCATCGGCACAGTGCTCGCCCTCGCGGTCGTCGGCTCGCTCTGGCGCCTGACCTTCGGTTCCCCGGCCTCACTCCCACCGGGAACCCTTACCCGCTTCCGGACTCTCGTTCTATCCATCGTCTGCCCGCTTGCCGCGGTGCTGATTGGGTTCTTCCGGGCCCACTCGTCACACGCATACTTCAATTCACTTATCAACCTTGAAACCGTGGTTTTAAGCGCCACCGGCGTCACTCTTGCCTTGATGGTCGTTTACTCAAAGCATCTGGGAATCTCATGGCGCTCGAAGCCTGCAGGGATCTTAGGGGGATTTCTGTGGTGCTTCGGTATCAACTGGCTGGCGATGTTTCTGGCCGGCCGGGAAACAATGTCGATCTACGCCGCCCAGCGGATAGGGCAGGTTGCGTATCTAATCGCATTGGTGTTGTGGGGCCGCGTTCTATTGGAGAAGGAACGCGCTTCGGAGAAGACCACCAATGAAAAGTTGGATCGTGTACTGCAGGAGTTTGAACTCATGGAAATATTTGGTGCCAGGTTAAGGACAAGGCCAACTCAGACTTAAAAAACGGAATACGCAAGAGGATCAAATGATTTTGGCCATGAACGGAAAACAAAGATTTAGCACGCCACAGCGGTTCGTTGTTGAGCAGGAAAAAATCAGAGCGAATTACCCCTCCTTGCTCGACCGGAAAGACTGGATGATTTACGTGGGGAGAATCAAAGAGAAGGCATTTTTGGCGGTCGAATATCTGGATGAGATGAGCGACAAACTTACCGATGACAGCGAATTGAGCTTCCATGTAATTGAAGCTCGGGCCCAGGCGGTGGAAACGCACCGGATAGCCAGCTCGCTCCGGTGGATCGGGGTATTCATCCCGGTAACGTCATTCTCGGCAAAGGGGGAGCGTTTGCGGGAGCAATATGATATTTTGAGTGGGCTCATACAACACGTGTTTATGTTGCTCGGAAAGGCGGACCTTGTTGCCCGTATCAGCCGAGCAATGTGAAAGGCGTACTTTGCCCAAGAGAGAACCACCGGAGACTCAGACCGGCGGGAGCATCGAGGACACGATACTCCAAGCCTTAACGTCTCTGCGTCTACAAATAGAAAAGGCGCAGCAGTTCATAGCGTCAGCGCAGGAGATGGTCGCAAAACTGGAGGCCATCTCTGAAGGCCGGGGGGCGGTCTCACATCCGCGGGAGATTGCCAATCTGCCGTACGTTGGCATAAACGTCATCGAAGCGATCCTGCTTCTTCTCGACGAGCGCGGCCGAGCTTTGCCACGCGAAGAGATCATTACAACCGTGCTGGCCCGGGGAGTCTTCATCGGCAAGGGAATTGATGCCAAGGGCGAACCGGCGGTCCAGGTAGGAAAATCATTGAAGTACCATCTTCTGAGCCGGGACCAAAGACAGCAGACCTACGGTAAGCGGAAGATCAAAGCGGTGGACCCGGTATTGCGCGAGATGAATGGATTGATCGGGCGCGCGGAATGGCCGGACGAAAAGTTTGTGGCGGTGGCGAAGTGAAATTTCCATATAAGTACTTCTGGAATCGCATGGGCCGCAAGGGGCAACTTTGTCGCGTGTTGGTGCGCGGGAAGATGAATAGTTGCGCGGTTGAATTTGAAGACGGATTCAGAGCGGTTACCAGCCGCAATGCACTGCGGAAAGACAGGCCAACAGATCAATCTCCGCTTGCCTCTGAGCCCGGTCTATTGCATACTAATTTCTGAGAGACGGCTGACCCGGCAATTTCTCCAGAGCCTTTGACGGTACTCCTTGGCAGGAACTCCCGTTAAGGGCTTTGCTATTTCAGGCTGCTTTCTTGCCGCGAACCACGGTCAATCTCTTGGCGGCTTTCCGAGCTTCCCAACGTGCTTTCATGGCTTGCGAAATTCGCAACTTCGCTGCAGCGGTGAGTTTTCGCTTGCGCGGGATTCCGGTGCTGCGGTTCACGGTGCGAATGTTCCGCGTGGTGGCGTTGGTGGTTTGGCTGCCGAGCACATTCTGCAAATACTCGATCCCCTGGCGGATGATGGTGTCTGCTTTCTGAAAGTCTTCAAGCACTGCCTGTAAGTTCATTGATGCCTCCATTTCTTTTTGGTCGATGCGGTACTTAAGGTAGAGTACCTATAGCGATTCAATCGCTCAAGGGGATTCACATTATGGCAACGACAAAGACGAAGAAGAAGACCGGCACAAAGAAAAGTGTCACCAAAAAAGTCACGCGGATGAAGAAGGCAGCGTAAAGCGGTATACTGACGCCAGCCGTAAAGCACAACCCGTAGAGCCAAACGAAACCTCGGACAAGGGAATCCGGGGTTTTGTAATTTCAGGCCGCGAGTTGGCTTTTGTTCACCGGCGCAAACTTTCCAATCTGCTCCAGCGCACCCCAGCACTTGTCAATCGGAATGACGTCAGCGAACTTCTTCAGCTTGTCGTCCACCACGGTCCACAGCACCTTGCCGTCATACGTGTAGCAGAAGACGGCCGCTGCGGTGGTAACCGGCTTGAAGTTTTCTGAGAGGTGGGTAATGGTGTTGAGCAGCTTGCCGATCGGTACGTGCGCGACTACCGGATTGCCCTCGGCATTGAATCCCAGGATGTTGATGTCAGAGTTTCCATTCAGCAGGACGCCGCCGCCGTAGAGAGTGCGAGTGTTTTCCATTGTTGAAGCCTCCTGAGAGGAATCATACCGAAAGAGGCGCGTCCTTGGTCTTCTCGGTCATCTGGTCGAATCCGCAGCCACCGCACATGACCTGCATGTACTCGACTGTCGTTGGGTCAAGAGGGTTCTGAGATGCCCTCTGGGTGCGGTACTTCCGGAACATCTGCTCACCGCCGCACTTCGGGCAGACCTTCGTGGATCCAAACTCAGGCAACTCGTTCATAGGCTACCTTCAAACTTCGGCTCATCCCAGACTTCGATATACCGGCGCACCTTGCCGAGAACCGCGATCAGGAATGGATCCGGCACGACGGTCAGTTCCTCAATTTGAAATTGAACTTCTGGGCATGCCTTCTTGATCTGAAGAGCCTTCTCGATCACGTATTCAGGGATGGGCTTGGAGTAGCCATCAATGTCGGACGTGCGCCAGATCGCCTGCCGCGCCTGCCAAGAGTGGCGAGAGATGCCTTCCTTGGCGTCCATAATGGCCGCTTCGTTCTGGGCGTACTTGAGCATCTCGTCTTTGTAGGCTTTCACGCTGGCCGCGTCGAACGGCTCAATCTCCAACTTCAGCAGCGCGGTGGTGAGCGGGCTCTGCATACCGAGACGCTTCCGCAACACCGAGTAACCGAGCATGGTTTCTGCTTCTGTTGCCAACTCGCTGCGCATGTCGGTGACGTTCTGCTCCTCGACCTGGAAGCGCTGCAGGATGTCTTTGGATGGCCGGGGAATCTCTGGCGGTGGTTCGAGGACCGCGGTGGTGCTACTGAGTGGAGAGATGCCCATGCCACGGCGCGAAATATCTCCTGTGTCATACAGACCACTTCCGTACATCATGGAGTAGTTCATGTACTCGTTCATGATGTCGACGACGCGGGTAACCGGCTCAGGCCCCGGCTCATACATCGCGCGCAATCCCTCGTTCAAGCGGTCGAAGGTGAGGCTGTTTCCGCGCGGCATGTCGCCACTGTTGTTGGCGTGGACTACACCATTGAAGCCCAGCGCGTCGAACGGCATGCGGTAGACCGGCGTGGAGCCGCGGTGAATATAGAATTCCTCTGGCCTCAGGCTATACCGCTTCAGGTCTTCATCTGATGCTCGGTCAACAAATGGAACTGCCCTATCTGCGATAGCTTTCTTCACTCTCGCTTGCTCGTCCATGTTTTTCCTCTCCTTTTTGGATGCTACCAACCGCTTCGTGCCGACAGACCGCGAGACACATCATCTCCCGGCCAAATGAACTAATCTCCTATACCCACAGTAATCTCGACTGATGTCGGATAATGCCTCGCGCTAGCCTTTCATGCTGCTGCGGTCTTCCAGGGTCTGGGGTTCGAATGGCGCGCTATTGCGCGCTCAAATCCCCGCGAGCGTTCTTTGCGAGCGGGCTCCGCTGGGTCCTTCAACATCCTGCCGCCATTGCTTTCACGGTCTGCTTCCTCAGTGACGTTATAACGAATTCGGCAAACTCTTCCTTAGGACAGGATTTGATCCAGTCGAGCGGACACAGCTTTTCAACACGTCTTCCTGTCTCTGATTTCATGTGGTAGTAAAGTCATAACACAGGTATCTTGTGGATTGAGAGAGAAATTGTAGTCATCCGGTTGGTAAACCGGCCCGGACTAACTTTGGGGAGGCGAATGACCCAACTTTTAGCACATCTTTTCGGTGATTACATCCTGCAGAGTGACTGGATGGCGCAGAACAAGACGAAGCGTAGCTGGCCCGCGCTCGTTCATGCACTAACTTACTCGCTGTGTTTTGTGCCTCTGTGCTTCGGCGAAGCCCCGAACCATTCTCATATGCACCACGTTGTCAGGCTGTGGGGAGTTCGAACTGTTCCGTTGCTGTTCATTGTCTGGACTCACTTCCTGATCGACCGCTTCAGGCTGGCGCGGTACGTGGTCTGGGCAAAGAACTGGCTGGGACCAAAGAAGTTCTGGTATCGCGGAATCGCTGGTGGAAGTATTCGCTGGACGGATGAGGTTAGAGAAGTCGGGCCGGTAAAGCCTGACAACTATTACATTTTCTAACGGAGCCACGCCTCCGCTGTGGGCCTGTCCCACTGGCTACCCACCAGCAGTGCCGATCTGGCTCTCAACCTGGCTGCTGATCATCGCTGACAACACGCTTCACCTGGGCAAGGTAAAAGTAACGATGATCGCGGAGATCCCGGCGGCCGAATGCGCGCAGGAACGAACTGAGAAGTTCACGAAAGAGCGGCAGTTTGTGGAGAGCATTCGCAAGTCTGGAGGCGCGGGGAGGATGGTGTGGTTCGTCAAACCGGTGGAGGTGGTGATCACCGGAGTCGCGTTCTTTGACAAGCTTCATGGGCAGACCGGCGTGGCGAAAAATGGGATCGAACTGCATCCGGTGCTGGCGATTGAGAGGGCGCAGTGAAGGCGGATTGTGGTCACGAAGTTATCCCGACAGTGCGCGAGATGTCGCTGGAAACAATACCGCCAGGGGAGTGGAAGCGCATGCTTCCCGGCGTCATCCATCCGATAAGGTTTCCGAAGTTAGAGAAGGTGCTTTTCATACCGGCGTGCTGCGAGATGTGCGAGATCATGCGCGAGGCAAACGGTCTGTAACTCATTGAAAGCTGAGCTTACTACACCATCTAGCTTTCGCGCGCGGCGCTCATATCGAAACCTGGAGAGAGAAAAAATGGCTGAAACTGCGGTAACTGTTACAAAAGAGAAAATGCTCGAATACTTCTCGCTCAACTTTGTCGAGGCCGAAAAGATGTTCAACCTGCTTCAACAGGCCAAGAAAACCATCGGCGCGGCCGGGCATCGGCAAACCTGCGGATTTCACGGCTGTACATGTGGAGCGGTGGAAGCATTCAAGTCGGAATCAATCGAGTTTTGGCGGCAAGTGCAAGCTATCGAATCCGGCTGGAAACCGGGCCAAGAATGAACCGCTGAGCGTATGATTGTCACAGATGTACCTCAGGGCCCCGTGTTCCAGATTCGAGAGCTGTAACAAGCAGTTGCTTTTATCCAGCAACTTTGACGTATAATCCGGCGCAGGTCACAAGGACATTAAGGGTGTCCCAATGATTAACCTGCGTAAACAGGAACCCGCGCCGCAAAAAACTCTATCCTCGATTCTCCCTTCTTTCCAGCAAAATAGTCTGTATGCACTTGATTCTGTGCTAGTTACGGCTATCACACTACCGTGTAAACTATCACGGTCTAGTGTTCTACGTGGAACACGATGCGCAACAATGGTGGCTGCATGAGCACCGCGAAGTTAGTGCGCGCCAAAGTCAAGCTACGGGAAAACATGCCGGAATGGGCCAGGTGCTGCGAAGAAGGGCTGCGCATTATCGAAGTGGCGCAAGGCCGCGAGATGGTCGTCAACCTCGATTGCCGCATGGTGCGTGGATGCTTCTGCCTGAAGTGCCAGGAAGGGAACGAGTCGGCAACAGCCGTTTACATCGAATCTGGGCGCATCGGTATGGGCTGCTGGTATCCGCTGGAATGGCTTGACCTCGACGAAGGCCCGGTGGCTGCATGAGGACCCGATCCAAGCCGCGGATCACGCGCAAGCGCAAGTTCCTACCCGAAGACCGGGCAACGAAGCTACAGAGCTGCATGGTGAAGTTTGCCACGTGGAAGATGATCGAGAACCTGGCCGGCGGCTGGGGCATGGGCGCCGGTGTAGATGCGCTGGCCGAAATGGCCTGCTTGCTGATTGCGCGTGAGCGGCAAAAGACGGCGGACGTGAATCTGTCGACCGGAATGAATCAGGTAACGCTGGAGATGTACTGAATGATTGACGAAGACGATTACGAGATCGAGCCCGATCCGATAGAGCCGGAGCCTTCGCGCTTATGGCCTGTTGCCGTAGGCATCCTGTTTATGGTTGGCTGTGCGTTCGCGTGGCGCATGACCGAGCCAGATATTATCGCTGTGACTGTCCGGGCTCCATCTGTGTTTCAGGAGCGTGAGCCGAATACGGTTGGCATCGGCTGCAAGGACGCAGCAATTTGCATTACTGGAGATCAGCAGCCAGTATTCAACAAAGGTTGGACTTTCAAGAATCTTAACGTGGACATGGCAAGCAAAACCATTGAAGGATTTACACCCGATCGCAAGAAATGACCTCTCTCGCCCCATCGCCGCTGCTCGAGCACACTCTTCCCAAGCACCCCCAGTGAAATCCCTTAGCTAACCCACCCTTTAGCTAAAATCCCTTGCTATCGATTCAGGAACAAAGGTAGTGTGACTTCAGCCCCCGAAATAGTTGTTGCAGGAAATCACAGCAGGTTTAGTTAGAAGCGCCACTTCGAAGCTCTACCCGCCTCATATCCGTGCCGCTATAGGCGGCCAGGCCCACGACAGATGGTCTTTTACGGCGCGCCGCCGTGTGTACCAGCCATGCCAAGAAATTCAAGGAACATCAAAGAGGACGTGTGGGATTCTTCTTCCTTGAGCGTCCTGTTTCCCGCCTCACGCTCGAAAGTGAAGACGATGCTCGCGACAGGCGAGTGCGTCTGTTTCTGTAAGCGTTGCGGCCTTACCGGTTCGACTGAAGCGCATAAAAGCCTTCTACTTGCCGGTAAGCGCTGCGACGGTGCGCGCCAGGCGCACGATTTGAGTTACAAGGTCACACCGACATTCCGCGACGTGGACCAGACGCCGGCAGCAATAACCGCGAACGAGATGCGGGCCTTGGTCGGTTTGAAGTCAGCCCGAGCCCAGAAGGCAGCAAGGATCAAGCTGGATCACTGGCAGCAATGCGGTATGAATCTGAGAGTTCTTCCGGCGCCGCAACCTTTTGGCGTTATGTCACCGTGTCCCGCATGAGAAAACTAGCAACCTTGCTCGTTCGATGGTTGAGCGGCTTCTTGCCAGGACTCGAACAGCGGGAAATCATCATCTGCGAAGAGTGCCACATGAGCGGGTATGTAAAGTGGCCGTGTTCACGTTGTAGCCACATTGTAGGCACGCCAATTCAGCGTGACGGAATCTGGACGATGCAGTGAAAATTCCGTGTCCCGCATAAAATCTTCGAAGATGGCTTCAGCAATTCAAAACGTCCGGTACGAAACGCTGCACCAGGACACACCGCGCGAAGTGGTGAACCAGGCTGAATGCAGTTTATGCGGGCAAGAGTATATGAAGACTCCCGGCGACATTGGCATCTGCGGCCGCAAGTTCTGCCGGGATGCGTATTCGAAGAACGACGGTCTCCAGCGGAAGAATCTACGCGCACGTTGGCCGCGCCGACCGTACCAAATTCAGTGGTAGAGGAATCAAACATGTTGAACGTTTACTCAATCGCTCAAGTCTGCCACGAGGCCAACAAGGCGTATTGCCTCACAATCGGTGACTCCTCCCAGCCCGATTGGTACTCTGCGCCGGACTGGCAGCGAGATTCAGCCATCAAAGGAGTTCGCTTCCACCTCGAAACTCTATGCTTAGGCGAGAAGCCATCGCCGTCGGCAAGTCACGAGTCCTGGCTGGAAGAGAAGCGCGTAGCCGGTTGGAAGTACGGCCCGGTGAAAGACGCCGAGAAGAAAGAGCATCCATGCTTCGTTCCTTACGCGGAATTGCCGTTCGATCAGCGAATGAAGGATTACGTTTTCTCCGCGATAGTTGAGAGTTTCTATTCAGCGGAGTGCGCTCGATAGCCATCCCGTTGACATTCCAGCAGTTGTGTGAGCTCGCGAACCGGATCGCAACAAGATACCAGTTACCCGGTGACGTGGCCCGGCTTACTGGACTTCCGGAAAAACGAGTTAAAGAGATTCTGCGAGAAGCCCAGCCCAAATGAGGATGAAGCCGGTCGATGACAACTGTGGAGAGTGCGATAAACCGGTTCACGTTGCGGTGCGTCAGCAGATTTTCTTCTATCCCAGTTCCGGCGAGAAGATCGTCAAGCTGGCCCAAAAGAAGCTGACCGCCGATTCCCCAGGTGTCTGGCGCAGAGTTTGCGGCCCTTGCCTGCTGAAACTCAGGCCGGAAACGCGGCAAGCAGCATCTCAGAATTTATGGCGATCCGCTCAACGCGCCTGAAATGCTCGAAGCATAAGGTCTGGCTGGTGCTGAACTTCCGCATTGTCGCCAAGCCGAGCGGCCCGGTACGAATCGAATATTGGAGTTGCCCTTTACTCTGCGGGTATGTGAGAGCGCGGAAAGATCAGAAGAAGCCGGTGCGCAAAAGGTTGACAAAGAATCGCCTTAAAGTTGCGCCTCGACCGGCAAAAGGTTGCCAATCCGACGACCGGCAATTAGGTCTCAGTTTTTAAAAGCTCCGGGCCGCTGTCCCCGCGACAGGCAACCGAAATAGGGAGCAATCCCCGGTCGGGTTCCACTTTCCATGAAATTCCTTCTCGTTGCTCTCTGTCTATCGGCAGCAGGATGTCACCGAGCGCAGCCCAAACTCGACTTACCGCGTGATGTCTTTGTCCACGTGGATCCCCGCGACTGCAAACTGACCGATCCGGTGCACCGCGTCTGGCACTGCAAAAACGCTGACCTGATGCCCAAAGCCGTGGAAGCGAAATAGCCGCATAAACATTGGGTGTTTTATGTAGTAACTGGTTCGGCGTTGAACTTACAATTAGCGCATGAAAGTTACATGCGAACAGTGCGGAAAAGTATTCAACAAGCCACCTTGCCACATCGCGAGAACAAAGCGAACCTTCTGTTCTTCTGTCTGCCGGAACCTAGCAGACAGGGTAAGGGTAGATAAAAACTGCAAGATATGCGGCGCGCAGTTTGCGGTCAGGCCGTCGGAGGCAAAGAGATTAAGTACATGCTCTAAGGCGTGCTACCTCAAAGCGAAACATAGAAACAAAAACGGCAACTGGCGTGGTGGCGTAACGGCCCGGCGCAAAGCCGAAATGAGCACGGCCCGGTATAAACGCTGGCGCGCATCAGTGTTCAAGCGGGACGACTTTACATGCGTTGACTGCGGCAAGCGCGGTGGTGATCTTGAGGCAGACCACATAAAACAGTGGGCGCACTTCCCCGGGTTGCGCTACGCGGTCAGGAACGGCGCGACACGTTGCAAACCCTGTCACCGAAAGCGCAAGCATCGGCACAGCCGTAAGTATCAGTACAAATTAGACCTGAAGGGATAAGCGAATGAACGGTTGGATCGCAGTGGATCTTTGACGGCACCCTCGCACACTATGACGGTTGGAAAGGTGCTGATCACATCGGCGCACCGATTCCGGCAATGGTTGAGCGCGTTAAGGGCTGGCTGGCTGAAGGCCGCGAGGTCAGAATCTTTACCGCAAGAGTCTACTGCCCGCCGCCTGGCGAGGATGGATTCTTGGAGCGGCGCTCCGAAGTTTTTCGCGGTATCTCTTTGATAACCGCATGGTGTATGGAGCACGTCGGCCAAGCACTAGTAGTCACCTGCACCAAAGATTACGGCATGATCGAACTCTGGGACGACCGCGCGATCCGCGTTGTCGCCAATACCGGAAACCCCTGCTGCAAATGACAACCAAAGTCCTCGTTACCCGCAAGTGGTTCACTCCCAAGTCCACCATAGGCGAGATCACCATCGACGGCCAGCCATTCGGTTTTACGCTTGAAGACGACCAGCGCGCCGGCGGCGTGAAGGTTCAAAACCAGACGGCCATTCCGCTCGGCACCTACAAACTCACCGTCGACTGGTCAAATCACTTTCAGCGGTATGCGCTCCACATCCTCGATGTTCCGATGTTTCAGGGGATCAGGATTCACAGCGGCAATACCGACATTGACACCGATGGCTGCATCCTGGTCGGACGCGAGCGCGGACCGGATTGTTTGCTGAGTTCACGGCTTGCCTTTAATGCCATATGGGAACGGTTGACCGAGCCGGATGGGCTGGACCAGCAGCACAACATGCCAGCATTCAAGATGAAAGCGCCGACCACGGTTGAGATTGTTGACGCGCAGACGGACGCTGTGAGCGTATGACAGACCAAGAATTCAAGCAGAGTCTGACTGATTACCTGAAGCAATTCAGCGAAGGATTCGAGCCGACGGTTCCGCTGTTCCACAAAGATGACGGATCGATCGATCGCGAGAAGACGCTCAACCTGCCGTGTTTCTCGGGCTATAGATGAGAACCCTGCTGTTTCTCTTGGCTGCTGCTACCGGATTCGTTCTGGTAGCCAGCCGCAAACCGGTTCAATCGTACAGATTTTCCAAGTCTCAGTTCCGGCAGTTGTGTTTTGAGGCTGACGAGAACATGACCACCGCAAGGTTCGAGTGGCTGTGGGCCGGTATCCAGGTTCAAAAATCGAAGTATCTCAATTAGGAGAAGTATGAACCCTTACGTTGTTGCAGTTCTCTACATCGTCGCCGGAGCAGTCGCCGGGTTGGTTATACGCGGCATCATTGCAAAAGCAGCAGCGCGCAAGAAAGAAGCGCGGGAAGCCTTGGATCGGCGTTTGGAGTGGCTGAACACAAGGATCCACGATGTTCGTATTGACGGCACAAACGGGCTCGCCGAGATACACCAGTCTCTGCACAACAGGCTCAGCGCTGCCGAAAACGCATTACAGCACTGGAAATCCCCAAAGAATCCCGCCGAGAATCCCGCCGGGAAAAGGTAAAAGCATAGCCCGTGAACAAGCACTATTTTGGTTACGGCATTGCGCTCCTGATTGTATTGTTCATCGGCGTAGCCTGGCTGCGCTCTCATGACGCCCGCCTGCGCATGGAAGGCGACATCCGCGTTCACGAGGAACAGGCCAAACACAATGCCGCAACGGTCAAGACCAATGATATCGTTGTCGCGGGTGCGCAGAAGACAGTCGTAGCCGCGGAACAGTCGAACGTCGTCATCGACCAAAAGACCAAGTTGCAGCTCGCCGGTCTTCAGGCCCAGTTGAACAGCAAGCCGGATGCTGACCAGATCCGCAGCATAGTCCAAGCGGCTTTGCCAGGCGTGCAGACCATAGCCGCAAAAGATGCTGCAGGAAATGCCGTCCTAGCCGTGGCCGACACCCAGCAGAACCGGGACGCCATCAATTCGAAAGACGTTGAGTTCAAAACCTGCCAGTTCAAACTCTCTGACTGTGAGCAGAAACAAGCCAACTTCCTGTCGATCATCGCCGCGAAAGACACACAACTCACCGCTCAGGCCGGCAGCGTGGCAGCCCTGAAAGACACGATTGGTGCGCAGAACTTGACCATCAAAGAGCAATCTCGGTTCGGCAAAGGTGGAAACATCTGGTCACGGACCGGGCGCGTTCTTCTTCCAATCCTGTGTGCCGGCGCCGGTGCAGGTCTTGGCGCAACTCAGGGCACCAAGGGCGCCGCGATCGGCGCGCTGACAGCCGGCGGAACATGCGCGTTCGCGTTCCACTTCTAAGCCATGCCTACCAAACTGTTTGAAAGTCTCAAGTGGTTCGTGAGAGCGATGTTTAGTGAGAGTGGGGAAGTTTCCTCGGCTCGCTGCTTCACGGCCTTTCTGATTCTTTATTTCAGCACCCAGGACGCCTGGTACTTCCATCGCGTAGGCCATCTGATCGACAACGCGACGCTGTTAACGCAGCTCACCGTAATGACCGCGTTCTATGTAACGAACAAGACCGCAGCTGTCTTCGACAAGCCGGGAGCACAGAAATGATCTCCTTCCTGCGCTCTCTGGTCCACGTTGCCAATCCTTACCGCTCCTTCCCCTGGTGGACGGTTACAGCATGGCTCTCATGGATTGCTCTCACTCTCGGCCTCTTCGGTGTGTTTGAGACGCTGGGCATGAAGCGCTGGCACGGGGCCGTACCGCTTACCTGGGTGATCCGTGACGTGGTGCCACATCTGGTCTTGCTGGCCTTCGGCGTGTTCTGGGTAGTCCACTTCGTGATTCAGCACAACCCGGCTGCGAAATAACTTATGACAAAACTCCAGATTTTTGCCCTGCTCGTCAATCTCGCGCTGATTGTGCAGATGTTCCGCAGCGCTAAAGCCATGAACAATAGTGGCGGCGAAGATGCCATGGGCTCAATGGTAGAAACGCTTTTCTATCTGAGCGCCTTTGTGGTGTTCGATGTAACTGCAACGATCATCCACTTCGTCGCGAAATGAAGCCGGTCTGCATCTGCTCCTACGTTACAGGTCGTGACCGATTCGGCAGGCTGTTTGTCGATCGCAAGACCGAACCGAAGTGTCCGGAGCACGGAACCAAGGCAACTGAGAATTAAATGCGCAAACTTTTTAAAGCCGTAACCATCGAAGTTCTCTCCACCGACAACAAGCGCGTTCTGACTCGTCACCGGTTCGTCGCCGACGAGAGCAACAAGAAAGTCCGGTTCACTGAAGCCGGTGTCGATCAGGTCATCAACACCTTCGTGACCAAGTTCGAGATGGAGAATCCCGGTCACAACTACCGCCTGGCCGAATTGGCCGGTGCAAAGTTCCGGCTCGTCTGGGGCGACCACGCTCCACTGAAGGCGCAAGAAATTGACCCTGAAGTCCTCGACGCGCAGAACAATCACGGTCAGCCCGCAGCTTAGCTCCCCTTACCTCCCATGAAAAAACTCCTCGCTCTTCTGCTATTCGTGTCTTCGTTCGCCTTCGGTGGATCGGTGACAGGTCAAATTACAACCGCGACCTCCGGACCCATCGTCAACGGCACTTTGACTTTCTCTTTGACCCAATCGGCAGTCCAGGCTGGTACGGCCTCGATCGCGACCTCAGCGGTAAGCTGCTACACCGACCGCGGCGGCAACATTGTCAGCCAGCCCGATCCGCTCGTCGCTCCGATCGTGACGACCAACACCGGCTCCGGTACGCTGGCTGCGGGAACCTACTTCACCGAATTTACTTACTACGACGCTTCGGGAACCTCATTGGCTTCGTTTGAGACGACCACGGTCTTGTCCTCGACCGGAACCCTTATCGTGGCGCCGCCAGTGCGTCAACCCGCGACGGCAACCGGCTGGAAGATATTTATTTCATCGACCTCAGGAACCGAGACGCTTCAATCTACTCAGACGGGCTTCAGTTCGTCTTATCAGCAGAGTTCGGCGCTTGCCGCTGGCTCTGCCCTGCCTTCGTCCAATACCAGCGTCTGCAAAGTTCTTTTCAACGACCAGTTAATTCCGAGTGGGACGGGGTACAACGTCGGGTTCGTCAACGCCTCCGGATCGAACATCTCAGGCTTCCCGCAGAAGTGGTTCCTCTCCGGTGGCGCGGCAGGCACAGTGAACGTGTCGAATGGGACGCCGCTGTATTCAGGAACGGTGCAATATCCGCAGGCGATTGTTTCGAGCCCAGGCTTGAGCGCGCAGCAGAGCATCAACGGGCCGCTGAACTTGAACGGGTTCGGACTGACGGCTGGAACGCTGGGGGTAACAGGAACAACAACGCTTGCAGGTACAGCGATTCCGGTTATTGGCATTGACCCAACTTCGAGCACTTACGGATGCTCGACTGCCCTGACGGACAATTCCACTTGTATGCAGGCAGCGATTAATGCAGCGATCAACACAAATACGTGCCTGATTCTGCCTTTGGGCGTTTTTAAATATGCGACCACGCTCAACGCAAATATTGGCATCAATGGCCTTTGCATGAAGGGCAAGGGGATGCAGCCGAACGTTAGCGGCAACTCTATTTTGAGGTACATGGGCAGCGGAGACGCCATCCTAATCAGCAATGGTGGAAACGCTTTTACCTTCGCCTCAAATTGGGAAGATGTGGTTATTCAAGCGGGAGCGAATGCCGCCAATGCTGTTCATGCAATCGACCTCTCGGAGTTCACCTTCAGACGTGTAGGAATCTGGAATGATTTTCTCGGCCATCAGTTTACAACTGCATGGAACTGTGCAGGCTGCAACATCGGAGCATGGGATGGCTGGATCGTAGCGAATGCGACCAACGCAGTAAGGCTTACCGATACCCCCGAAAGCCCTTCAGCGTCTCTGACTTTTCTCCATGCCGATACTTTTCAGGTTACGAATATCTTCGTGATTGATGGGCAGGGCAACAACATTGCCGACATTGCTGGATGGCATGAAACACAGAACGTTGTTCTGTTGATTGATGACACATCGAAAACCACAGGACTTCAGGCCATCTATTTTGACAACACGCGCTCTCTGTTTAATGGTGCGATCGCTACTTATCCCGACTCTCTTTTCATGAAAGTCAATAATGTGGCCGGGAAAATAATGGCCCTCCACCAAGTAAATTTTGACCACAGCACATATTTTACAAATCAAACCGTTGCTTATCCGATGACAGTGACAATGGCAAATGCCAGCTCTGCTTTGTGGCTTGGGATCGGCGGGAACTGCTCGTTTCAGGGAGCGACGACGGGGCTTCTCACTTCATCTTTGGTGGCGCAATCTCAACTGAAGCTCAACACCTATGGGTATGAATCCGTAAACGCCTCATTCGCGGCCCTCGGTACATTTGTGGGTGGCTCAGGCGCACAGAATACCCAATACGAATACACGGGCATAACGGGCAATGGAGGCATCACGCTTAATTCGGCAACCAGTTTTGTGGCTGTCGGGGTAAATCCTGCCGCTTCTGGAGTTGTTCGAGTTCCAAACAATGTGGCCATTGCTGCCAGAAACGCCGCCAATAACGCAGACGTGAACCTGGTATTTCTGGACGGCAGCAATCAGGTAAATTTTGGAGCCACCGCTGTTGATCCCACGGCCTTTGTCGCGCCTCAGCTATTTTCCACCATAGCAACCGGATCACTGCCGCTCGTAATCACGAGTACGACTCCTGTGCCAAATTTAAATTCCAGCCCAATCACACGTAACGCCGCCGGGACGCAGCAGGTAGCAACGCATATCGTAAAGGACACCTGCACATTAGGAACTAGCTGCAGTGTGACCCTAGCTGGATCATCGGTATTCACCAGCAACGCGACTTACGATTGCTTCCCGCGAGATGCTACCACGCCAGCCAATGCCGTGACCGTGACCAGGACTTCAGGCAGCGCGCTTGCATTCACAGGCACAGGCACGGATGTAATCAACTATGTCTGCGTCGGCAACTAGAGCTTGCAGAAGGCTTGTATCTCATGGACGGGGCGGACGAACCGAGCGGCCGAGCGCAGGAAGTTGTACAACCTCATGCCGCCATTGAATCGTACGGCCAGTTCAGCGGCGAAACGGTCATAGCCAGAGGGCTTAACTTCGCAACTGAGAACTACCAATTTGCAGGCAGCAAGGAAATTATGAAATGTCTGGACATTCCACGAATATAGATGATGGTTTGGGTTTTTGGCAGAGTAGGTTTTGAGGGCGCGCTCAAGGGGCACCACGAGGATCACCAGTCCGCTTGATTTTGCGACTCGCCTCATTTCGGCAACAGCAGACGCGGGATCGGAAAGATGCTCAAGAACGTGAGAGCAGATAATCCTGTCGATACTGCGATCAGCAATTCCGGAAAGATCAGACATGAACTCGATGCCGGTGGCCTGCAGACCGGCAGCGTAGGCACTAGAAATGTCAACGCCAATGCGCCGTTTCACGTTCAGTCCGAGAATATTCCAGCCGGGCCCAACGCCGTATTCCAAGACGCTTCCGTTGTGTTGCATGTAACTACAAAACTTTGATGCGCGGTATTTCGTAATCAGTTCGGCGGCTTCTGGGGTAACAGCATGAACGGTTTCATGGTAGCCAGCAGATGAGTAAATCAGGTCGTTCGCTTGCATAGGTTGCACATTATACCCCAACTTTTATCTGGCCTTTTGACGCCCACGCCCGGAACAGGCAGTTTCTCCCTGCCCGCCCGGAACTAGAACCGCAAACCTTAATTAAATTCTTACCCTCCAGAAAGACTACTCGGCCACTGGCCGCAAACCTATGAACCCACCGTCACCACAGACATTCTTTACCGAGCACATCAAGCCGCACGCGCCAACCTACATAACCTCGGTCGCAACAAGCTTGCTGTTTCTCTCGACCATGATCTTCAACTATTCCGGCCAGTCTCAGCATGCCAAAGACGTCCAGATATCGCAGGGCACAGCGATAGAACAGAACCGCGAGCAGATCAAAAGCCTTCAGGACCAACTCAACAAAGAGGGAAGCGTGGTAGCGGTCATCGGCCAGTTCAAGGAAGATACCACCAAGCGGCTTGACCGCATCGAGAGCTTGATATTGCGCGACATTCACTTGAACCAGCAACCGGCGCACTAAGGCCCCAAACACTCTGCTTTACTCAATTCGCGTACAATTACACCATCCCCCAGACAAAAGGAACACGGGCCCCATTAACATGAAAAAGATCCTCCTCTCCATCCTCGCTGTAGTGTGTTCATTCACAGCAGCTACCGCTCAGGCTCCCTCAGCCGGCGGCCGTATTCTCGTTTCGCGTTACGGCGCGTACCAACTCCGCGGCGGCTCGACAGTAGCTTCCGGTGCAGCCACCATCTCTTTCCCAAGTTCTCAGTACTGCCAGGTGGCCGTCGGCCAGCAGACGATCATCCCCATCGCGACGACTATTCCCTTGAAGATCGTCGACGACACCAGCGCGAACACCGAGACCGTGACGCCTTCGGCAGTCTCAGTCAGTGCCGGTGTGTGCAGCTTCACCGCTACCTTCTCGAACGCTCACAACTCTTTCTATGTGACATCAGGAACCGGCGGGTTACAGGAAGCGATGCTTAACAACCCGAACGGTGGCGTATTTCTTCTCGACCAGAACTCGACCACGACCGACGCAAATATCAAAGCGGCAACCTCTTTCAATCCGTCTATGGTGGTTGAAGACTTTCGCGGCTCGGTCAACGCAGGCGCAGGACAGCCGATTTATTGGCGCATGAATCCTAGTGCGGTTACTCCTCTGGCAACTCCGACTCCAGCCCCGCTGCCCACTACCACGACCGGCGCGCTGACCTCAAACGCTTACAAAGTAACGACCGCTTACGTCGATTGCCTGGGTGGGGTTAGCCTTGACTCGGCTGAATCTCTCGCGACCGCGACGACTACCGGTGTGGTGATTCCGTCACCTGCAGCCAAGACTGGCGCCTGTGGCTGGTTGCCGCGTATCTCAAGCGCTGGTGGAACCGGTGACGAGACGCTGGCGGCATCGCCTCTGCTCAATTCTGTATGCTCGCTATCGAGTACTGAGACGGTGATACCGGCATGCGCGATCGGCTCGGCTGCAACGATCATTGCCAATCCGACGACCACGGCAAAGCCAAGCGTTGAAGCCAATGCTTTTGCAACGTACACGCTACAATCTTTCAACTCCCTGCCGCCTCCGGTAGTGACGAGCTATCCGTTCGGTGTCTTTGTCGCGACCGCAACATTGAATTCCTCAAACGCTGATGCCGCGCAGCTCGGTCCATTCCCGGCTGGCTACTTCAATAAGCTCGGTGGAACCTGGAAACTTTGCGTCAAGGGTGGAACCGCCACTCAGGTCGCTAGTTCGTTGCTTACGGTAAACATCAAAATTGCTAACGAGTACGCGCAGTCTCCGGTGACGATCTCTTCTTTGGCATTCCCAACGCAGACACAGGCCGCGGCTGGAACATTTCAAGGATGTTTGCAGTTCCAGACCTCAACGACAGGTGCAAGCGGCAAGTTCTGGGCTTCGACTCCTGACGGGCCCTGGGTGGACTTCCTGAATACGGCTCCGGCAACGCAGGTGGTCACGGCTGACGCATCGGCGGCGGCATCGTCCGCGGTCGACCTTACCAAAACCAGTTACCTGAGCATTAACCTTCAGGCAGCGAACGCCAACAATATTACGGTGCCCATCGTAAACTCAGTGTCTTTGGTTCAAATCCAGTAATCACATTTTCGAGCACGTCTCCTTACCGGGGGCCAGAGATGGCTCCCGTTTTTATTGCCCCAAGGATCCATCCATGCCACCGATGAACGCCACAACGACCTCAGCTCCTTTGCAGCTTGAGGCCGTGAACAAACTCCCGAAGAGCGCACCCAAGAAAAAGAAAACCATGGGCCAGCGTTTGATGGGAACGAAGGACAGCTACTAACCCCATGCCCAAAACTACGCTTTACACCATGAACGCCGCTGCCGGTGCCTTTACGGCAATCCCGGCCACGATTCCTTGCCGGTACGTTGAGATCCGCGAAGACGAGTCAGTCGCGGCGCAAGGCTTGATCTACCAGCGTCCCAACCTTGACCGCACATTCTCCGTCACTGAGACAGTTGGAACTCCGGGGAGCCCGGACCAACCGCAGATCATCCTCGGCAACAAGCTGGCGTCCGGCAACGCGAAGAGTGCTCTACTCGGCCTGCCAGCCCAGAACTCCGGCGGCTCTGCAATTCCGGCAACCACTATTTTGCAGATCAAGTCGAAGGGCGCAGGCGCGAACGTGATTCGCGTGATTGAACACGAATAAAGTCTCAATGCGCTACTTCCCCTTTGTCACTCGCAGCCATCACGAAGACATGGTTGCCGAACTACGCAGCCAGCTCGCGGCCAAAGAATCCGAGCGCCAGAAGTTTATCGACATCCTCGCGCAGATGGGCTGGGGCGTAAAAGTCTTTGGCTCTGACGACCAGCCGGAAATCGAAGAGACACCGGAACAAGCGCAAGCCAGTACGCCGACGGTGCCACTCTCTCGCATGCGGCCCAGCCAGGCAGCGCGCGTCATCAGCCATCAGAAGCAGCGCGATTACGACGAAAAGTTAAAGACCGTCCGCAGGGACGAAGTACTTCAAGGCGTAGCCGCCATCATCGGCGACAAATTAGCTCGGTAACAAGAAAAACCCTCATAACTCATGGCCACACAAGCAGTCGGTTTATCCGTCCAGAAAATTCCTGTGCAACAACAGCACGGCCAGGAAGTAACCGGGGACGATCCAAAAAAAGACAACGCGCAGCCTGACGCGACAGAACTTACTCCAGACGAGCAGAAAGAACTTATCGAACTGGTACGCAAGTACAAGCAGCAGTGGTATCTTGCCCGCCGCTTGATCCTCAAAAGGGTCCTCAAGGCGCATGATTTCTTTAAGGGCAATCAGTTCATCAGCTTCGATCCGGAATCATTCCAGTGGTTCGATGCTCTGGAATCGGCCTTCTCCGGTGACCAATCCGGCGCCGATCTGGAGATGTACCAGTTCGCGACCAACTTCTATCAGATGTTGGGCTTCGCTTTTGTTGCCGCTCTTTCGTCTCAGGTTCCCAAAACGCGCGCACTGCCGGAGAACGCTGAAAAAGAAGAAGACATTGCCACCGCCAAAGCCTTCTCGACGGTGCAGGAAATCATTGAACGCAAGAACCAGATTGCCAGCCTGCACAAGCAGGCGCTACTCGAACTATGGCTTTCAGGCTGCTACTTCCGGCACACCAGGTACGTAGTCGATGCCGACGCGGCGGGAACACACAAAGAACCGTCACTCCAAATCTCGCAACAGGTCATGATGCCGGCGCGGTACTCATGTGCGTCATGCGCGGCCACAACACAGGCACAACAGGGTCAGCAGCAGGCATGCGCTAACTGCGGCAATCCTCTGAGCGACCAGGACTACTTTCCTGAAGAGCAGATGGAGATCCCAGTAGCGCAGGAATTCAAAGATGTGGCCAACGGTATGGTCACCATGGACGTTTACGGGCCGATGCACGTTGACGTTCACCCCCGCGCTGGCGATCTGACCGAGACACCGATATTGAATCTCGACCAGGAAGTATCGGTCGGTGTGCTGCGCTCGATGTTCCCGGGCAAATGGGACGAGATCAGGAAAGAAACCGGCGGCTTGTCTCAGGACAGCACGCAGGAAAAGAATAGCCGCAACATCATCTTCGGTGAAGGCAATGGAAGCTCGACGCTGATGCAGGAGCAGTTGCCGACGTACTCCAGAACGTGGATCCAGCCGTGGGCCTTCAATGACATCGACGACAAAGTAAAAGTCGATAAGTACAAAAAGCTCTTTCCCGATGGCGTGTTGCTCTGCAATATCGGCGACACCTTCCTCGACGCGCAGCCCGCGAAGCTGACCAAAGAGTGGACGCACTGCGGCACGGTAAAGAAGAAATTCGGTATGTTCCCGCCAGCCGTGGGCGATGCGGCAATTCCGGTACAGGAACGCATCAACGACACCGGCAACATCACGCACGAGTACATGGACCGGCTAGCCGGTGGAATCATCCTGGTCAATCAGGATGGTATCGACACCAATTCCATGGCCGGCAAGCCGCTAATGCCCGGTGTAATGAATCCGGTCAAGCTGCCGAAAGCGCTTCAAGCCTCACGGCTGGCTGATCAGATTGTGCAGATCAAATGCGAGCTCGACAACAACATCTATGGCTACACCGACAAGCTGGTCTTCTGGATGCAGCTTCTTGTCGGCACCCCGCCGCAAATCTTCGGTGGCGCGGGCGATCCGAACGTCCAGACCAAAGGCGGTCAGGAACAGCAGCTATCAACCGCTATGGGCAAGCTGGGCAGCTTCTGGGATGAATGCCGTGATGAGAACGCCAAAGCAGCCGAACTCGCCGTAAACTGCGCTGCGGAGAACATGAACGATGATTGGTTCGACGTTGTAACCGATTCGTCGGGCCAGTTCCGCAACGAGTACGTATTCCTCGACGACATGCGCGGCAGTATCCATGCCTATCCGGAAACTGATCAGGGCTTCCCGATGACACACTCCGAGATATCGGCATGGTGGAACAAACTGATTGAATATGCAGCCGGTGGCAAGAACCCGCTGGCGAACGCGATCCTCGACGAACCGGCGAACCAGGAGCAGATTGCTATCTGGACAGGCGTACCTGGGCTGGTAGTTCCCGGCAAGGAAATGCGTAACAAGGTCATGCAGATCATTGACCGGCTGATGAAGGAACCGCCGGTGCAAACGATGGCCCCGGTGCCGAACCCTGCCGATCCTACTGGTCAATCACAGATCATGCAGCCGATTACCATGCCGTCAATTCAGCCCGACCCGCTGACTGATGACATGGGAATCATTATCGAGGTCGTCAAGGAATGGTCGTACAAGAATTGGAACACAGCCGACGAGGACCCACAGCACTGGATGAACGTTATGGGGTACTTGAAGCTGGCGGTATCGTACCAGCAGAAAAATCAAATGGCGCAAATGCAGATTGAAGCGCAAGCTGGCGGCAAGCCCGGAGCAGCATCCAACGGTCAGGAGGAATAACTTTCATGCGACTATATGGCGATCCCGTCAGCTACACCGGAGTAAACGGCAAGACTCTTACCGCGCTGGTCATCGGTGTGCGCACCGAACCGGCCTCACACATTGGAGCCAACGGCGAACCCTTGCTATCGCTGGCCTACTTCACCCCGGGCTCAACCTTTGGTACAGCCGATCCGGTCATCGTGCACGATGTTCCACACAGTTCTGTCGAAGGCGTTGTCGGCGTGGGACGGTGGGAAGATTACCAGATGGAAGCTGAGCCGGAACAGGCAGCAGCCGCAGAAGTTCAACCTGAAGGCTGGAAGCAAAGCACCTAACTTGCCATGTCAGACGAGCGTTACCGTGAGTTGCCCAACATGCTGTATTGCGGCTCAAGGGTAGGACACGTTGGCGCTCTGGACATCTTCTTTCTGAGAACCGCAAGAATCATCTGGGATGATCTGGAAGCCGCGATAGTAGTCAGAGCAGGAGAGCCAGCAAGAATAAATCTCGACACCGATCCCGCGTAACACCCGCCTTAAAGCAGTACCCGACAGGCCGCCACCGAGCGGCCATTTTTATTGCCCAAAACAAATCAGGAGTTTTAAATCATGCCAGTAGAAACCGCAGCCCCCGCAGCAGCCGCACCAGCAACCACTTCAGCCCCGGCAACCACATCCGCACCGGCGACCACAGCGGCACCGAGTACCGCAGCGCCTTCAACCGGTGCAGCCGTAGAAACAACCGCGCCCGCGACTACCGTCGAAGCGCCCGCAGCGGAGACCAGCCCCTTTGAAGGGAAGTCGATTGAAGATGTGATCTTCAAGACGCTCGACGAAAAGCGCCTCGCCCGCGAAAAGGAAGCCGCCGGGCCGACCACGGTCGAACCGACCGAAGACGAGAAGCTGGCTGCCGAACTCGGCACGGAGACTCCAGAAGAAGTTAAAGCCGGTGAAGTTAAGACCGGCGATGAAACGAAGGCAGAAGCCGAGACCACCAGTGAATTCGACCTGGACGAACCGGACTTCTCGACCAAATGGCTGGATGATCTGGCCAAGGAAAACAAGATCACCTTCGCCGACGAACGCGCCAAAGGACAGCTGTTCAAGGTCGTGCGCGAACACAGCGAGTTCCGGCCCATTGCCGAAATCTTCGGCGGCGATCTTGAAGAAGCGCAGGCCGCGCAGACCGGCTCGGTCACCTTCCAGCATTTTGACGGACTCTACGAGAATGCCCACACACCAGAGGGCACGAAGGGATTCCTCGAAGCTCTTGCTGCAAAACAGCAGCAGGAGCCAATCATCGGGCAGGATGGCCAGCCCGTTGACGTAGTAAGCGCGCTGTTTAACAACATGCGCGAGATGGACTTGAAGTATTTCGAAACGCAGTTCAAAGCAAAGGGAGACGACGAAGCCCTTGCCGCGTTAGACATTCTCAGGGAGCGTATATCGCCGAATCGCGCCCCGGCGTCAGAGGAAGTCTCACCGGAATTGGCTAAGCGTGAAGCTGCTGTCAAAGAGCGTGAAAATGCGCTGGTTCGCACCCAGCAACAGCAGAGCGAGAGCGCCCGTACCCAATACGAGCAGACCGTTGCCACTGATCTCGATACACAGATCAGTAAAGTCATTGATCCGATCCTGGGGAAAACAGCATTCTCGCCGGTGATTCAAGCCGACGTAAAAAATAAGATTTTCGACCGCGTAATGGAAGCTCTGGACAAGAGCCCTCTTTACAAATCGAAGTCTGAAGCGCTGTTGAACAAACCCCCAACCGCCGAGAACAAGGCCGCATTGATGGCCTTCAAGATGAAGTGGTTCAACCAGGTTGCGCCACGAGTCATGAAGGAAACCATCAGAGAGTACCGCGACCCGGTAGTCAAGGCGCAAGCGGATCGTGACACAAAACAAAAGCACCAGGAAACACGCAGCCGGGTAGAACCAAAAGGCCCGAGCGTATCCACTGCTCCAGTAGCGCAACTCACCAAGACACAGCAGATCACGAAGATGACCAGCGATCTCGCGACCAAACTCGGACGCCAGCCAACCATGGAAGAAATCATCCAGGGAACACTAGCAGCCGCGGCACAGTCGCGAGCGGCGAGGTCTTAACTCCCAACCAATTCCGCTACCCGGCTTGAGCGCGCAATGCGCTCGCCACCCATGAGGCTCTACCTTGCCACAACTGACAGCTACCACTTCCGCTGCACTGCAGTTGGAAGACGTCAATGACGTAATCCCTGTACTCGTTGAGCTTTCGAACAAGCTCGACGCTCGTATCAAAGACAACGGTCGTGCGACCCAAGTCTCCACCAAAAGCTACCGCGTTCGCATCCAGACCGCCGACGTGGGCGACGTTGCGAAGTTCAACCTTGAAGGCGGCACGCTGCCGACCGGCGGATCCTCGACCTGGGACCAGTTCCTCGTCACTCCTCTGGCGTTCGTGAAGCCGATCGAATACACCCGTTTGGCTGATCTGACCGGTGATCCGAAGTCGGTAGCCAGCGAGAACCCGGTATCGAAAACGATTGCCGATTGCGTCAAGGGCATCCAGGTCCAGCGCGATATGTTCCTGCAGACCGCGGGAGACGGCAAAATCGGCCAGGTCCTCTCGACCTACGCCGGTGGCGGCGCCAACCCGATCACCCTGGAACCTTCACCCTGGGGCGCTCGTTTGATGCGGCGCGGCCAGAAAATCCAGGTCATGACCAACGCTTTCGCCCTGCGTGCGACGGCCGTCATCACCAACGTCGTGAAGACGCTGGGCGCAACCCAGTCGATCACGGTGGACATCGTTCCCGCAGGCACGGTCGCCGGAGACTTCATTGTCCTGGCCGGCATTGCCGCAGGTGGCGCTGATCCGTTCATCAACGGTCTGCCGGTGTTCCACTCGACCTCGACCGCTGGAACCTTGCTCGGCATCTCCCGCGCCAACAACTACGTTGTGGCGAACGGCGTGAACGCCAACGGCGCGCAGATCACTCTGCCTGTCCTGCGGCTGGCCATGAACCAGGTTCTGGTTGAACTGGGCGACGAAGCGCTGAAAGATCAGCTCTTCCACACTCACCCCTCGCAGTTGGCCGCGTATGAGGAACTGGGCTTCAAAATCCAGACCATGTACTCGGACTCCGGCAAGTTCAACGACAAGGGCTTCGACGGAATGCTCAACACCCGGAAGATGACCATTGACGGGTACGAGATAATCTCCAACCTGCATGCCGACAACCAGGCGTGGCACTTCACCAACGTGAAGAGCTGGGGCAAGGTGAAATGGGGCCAGGGAACATTCTGGTTCAAAAACCGTGGCGGTCAGACTGTGTTCCAGCAGTACGACACCACCACCGGCACCCCGAAGGCAGTCGAGAACAGCTACCTCGTGGATTGCATTCAAACGTACGTTGACAATCCGAAACTGTTGTCTTCGGTCACGAACGCGAAACTTCCAACAGGAAATTGATTTATAGTTTGGCGGCATCTTGTTCGTATGCTATAAACGCATATCTTCAAGGTGTCGCCAACTATGATTCGCTTAAATCTACTAGTTAAGACATGTACTCGCCATCCGGCGCGCGAGAAGTCGCTAAGACATTTCACCTTCCGCACGACGGGCAAGTACAGCAAACAGTGCAAACGTTGCTGTCAGGTAGCAGCAGAGAGAATGGCCGAATACACCAGTAAGAATGGGGCCGACGTTAGGGTCAAGGCGCGTGATCGCATTCGTTCACTGCGCAACAACATTCTTAATTACTATGGCGGCAAATGCGCTTGTTGCGGTGAGCCACGCAAGGAGCTACTTGCCCTTGACCACATCAACGGTGGTGGAGCAGAGCACAGAAAAGAGATCGGGGATAGTGGAACAGCAATACTGTGGTGGATACGCAGCAACAATTACCCGCCTATCTTTCAAGTGCTCTGCCATAATTGCAACTATGCCAAAGGGAAGCATGGTCTACCCTGTCCACACATACAAGAGCGCACTTTGCACCCGATAGACAGAATGGTGCGTAGTTTTACTCTTGCTGGCACCGTGAACTAGAAACTAGTTTTACAAATCAACCCGAATGGGCCGCTCTGAAATATGGGCGGCCCTTTTATTTGAAGTGAGGATTTAAAGTGAGAGACGACCTGAAAGGCGCAGTACGCGCACCGGAAGCGATACAGGAATTTCTTGAGAGTTACGGCGGCAGAACGCCTAACGGCGAACCGATGTGGCGGCTGGTGCTGTGCTCCAGCGTTTATTGGAAGCTGGCCGGTGACTTCAAGATATGGGATGCCGGCGTACCGCTGAATGAGCGCGGCGGCATTGATATGTGGCACGGCGGGAAGCAGTTTGATACCCGACCGATCCGCGTGGAGTCCGGCATGGTGGAGCGGAGAAAGTATCCCCACATTGAAGGCTGGATTTTACAGAAGTGGTATCCATCAAGCTTCTACTCAAAGGCATTCTGGGAAGCGCCGGAGAACGCGATGTTCGACGGTACACCGAAGCTCGGTCCATGGCCACAGTTTGGCGACTATGAACTTATGTCCGGCCCTTACGAGCGCGTACCAACGACCGACACGTTGCGCACCGAGATTGCCGAGTACCACAACAGAATTGAGACCGCACCGGCATCGATCGAGCAGAGAACACTCTTGGCGCTGGCGGCGGCACAGGACGAAGAAGACCAGTACGCAGCGCGGCTGGATTCAAAGCTGGATGCTTTCATTCGCGACCGGTCAACCTACATCAAGAGTTCATCGCTTGAGGCCGGAAGGATCAGAACTGAGTTGGCCGAGCGCTGCGGTATCACCGAGCACGTCGGCGCTTAAAGGGCTGGCTTACTACCGTGCCAGCCCCCGCCACCGTTTTGGCAGCACCAACTACAAGGCGCGCCTCAGGTAGCCCGAGATCAGAGTTTAGCAGTACCCCGCACCACACCCCACAAGAAAAGAGAGCAGTATGGACCCCAACTATTTAGAAGGATCAGAAGTATCCACCACGGCAGCATCGGCAATCGAGAAGCTGGCCATCAACCCACCGACCGAACAAGACTTTGACCGCGAACGGACGCGCCAGCGCAAGACCATGGGAGCGGCCTTTGACGAAATTTACACCAAGGCCAACACCGACGAAGGCACCGCGCGCCTTTTGAAAAGCCAGAACGAAGAGATTCGCAAGATGTCGCGCATCGGCTTCAGTAAGGTCACCATCATCAACCTGCTGCCGTTCAAGCTCCAGATCAATGGCGTTCTGCACTCACGGTACAACACGGTAGTTCCACCGGCACCGTCAGAGCCGCAGAAAAAGGGCGGCATCCCATACGCTCGGCGCGTGCTCGACAGGATCTATTTTGACCACAAAGACCTTGGCTCAGACATGCAGGGCATCGACCAGTTCATTGCCGTGCCGTGGCTGCCGATCGAGTTAGCGCAGGATTTCGATCGCGAGTACAACGAGATTCAAGGAACCGGCGCCGTCTTTTTCTATGAAGGCGACAAGATTCCCGAATCCAGCGAAGTGCTGATGCACCAGCTCAAGGAAGCGCAAAAGAACCTGTTCAAGTGGTGCGAGAAACGCTGCCAGGAAGCCGATCTGGAATTCGCCAACGACGAATCGCGCAAAAACATCACCGAGACACACCGCGAAGCGTGGCGCATCCTGAGGCGCGACAACGTGGTCAAAGACGACGACAAGCCAGCGTGGCTGCACTCGCTCACCACCAATCGCGTGGCTCCGGAACTCTGCCCTGGTTGCGACAAGCCGAAAGCCGGCGCTGTGTGCGTCAACTGCGGCAACGTCTTCAAGCCGCTGATTGCCTACCGCGAAGGCATGATCGAGTTCGGCCATGTTTCTTTCCAGAAGATGACCGACGACGAATTCAAGGAAGCGCAGAAACTCCAACAGACGCGCGCCAAGCGCACAGCCCAAATGGGCACGAAGGCCGGTAGCTAAATCACTCCATGCTCTATTCCGATCTGAAAGCAAGAATCCAAGACCTGGTGGACGATCCTGCCGGCGAGTTCTGCACTGCCGACTACATGCAAGCCAAAGTTGCGCAGACCTACGACGACCTCTACAACAAGCTGCGCATGACCGGTGCGCAGTTTGACGAGTCCGTCATAGAACTGACGAACGTCAAAGCCGGAACGTCCGACCTCGGTGACTACTTCGCTTCCGGCAAGGAACTGGAACTTCTGCTCCGTCCAGAGATTTTTGAGTGGAAGCTGACCGGTCAGGATCCGACCAACTACCGAGAAGTCCGGTTCGTGAGCAAGGTGCCGGATGTTCAGGCAGGCCAGTACATCGTGTCCTACGAGTGGAGAAAAGGAAATATTTACTTCACTCCGATCACGGCGGCGGTCGATATCCGCATTCGCGGCGAGTTCTTGTTCTCGGCCCTAAAAGAAGATGCGAACCCGATTCAGGCCGGGATCAATGTGGGCAACGTGCTGGTGTACTGGACATGCGCGTTGATTGGAATAGTGCGCGGCAATCCGCAGTGGGAAAAGAGTTATCAGTTCAAAGGCGACGTGGCGTTCGATGATATTGCCATCATGCTGACCAAGGCCGACCAGGCCAAGGTGCAGCGCGTGGGAAGAACGTCGCGGCGCAGGTCGCGCAATCGGGGTTACACCATCCGGTAGTTCCAAATATTTCAAATTCACAAGCACGACACCCGCCCGCGAGCGGGATTTTTTACGCCCCTAATGCGGGCAGGAGAAAACACACACCATGGCAAACACAATGGCTCTGCAGGAAGTGCAGACCGGAAACAACGTTGATGTCTACATCTACAAAGTCACCCTGAGCGGTTCCTATGTTCAGGCCGTACGTGGCGCGAACACCGGCGAGCAACTGAAACCCTTCGCCGCATCCAACCCCAACTTTCTACCCAAAGCCTTCCCAGGCAACAAGGGCTTTAAGCGCGGCTATGTGATTCAAGGCGGCGCTGGTAACGGTACCGAGATCATCCCCGGTGCTGACATCTTTACCTGGCTTCTGAAATTCTTCTCGGCCGCCAACACCGAACTGGCAGCCGCAGGATACAACGCGGCCGTCACCGGCGACGTGGATTTCATGGTTGCTTTCGAGTCCGATCCGACCAATTAACTTCCTTTGGCGAACTTCACCGGCTTTACTGCCCACCCAATCGAGCGCTTCACTTCATTGCAGGAGCAAGATTCTGCCGACAACCTGCCTCTTGGAGTTGCCGCTGTAGCGCGTAATGTCACCTATCACATGACAGGTGTGCGCACGCGCTGGGGGATCGGGCAGACGCTGGGGAATGTGGCCGTGGGATTCAACACGTTGAAGAATTTCCCGGTCACCGGGCTCTACTCGTTCAAGTACAACGGCAACGGAGTCACCGTCGACAAGCAAGTTCCATTGGTCTACGACCAGCAGGGCAACATGTTCATTGAAAGTCCTGCTGGTTCGGGAACCCTTGTTCCGGTGGCTCCAGCCAAAAATTCTGACGGTAACAACCTGGTCTCGCTTCCAGCGGGCTACCTGCAAGCCTCGCAGACGCTTAACCGGGCCTACCTTGCATTCACCGATCTCACAAAGTCTCTCGGCGGGCCAGCAGTTTACGACCTGCTCACCGGCATACTCGATCCGGCCAGCATGAAGCTGTTCGGTTTCAAGTGGACAGCAGCAACTGCTGTTTCGGTCGGTGAAATAGTTACACCATCACCAGTTGCTGGAAACAGTCATTCATACCGCTGTACCACGGCAGGAATTACCGGCGCGGTTGAACCGATCTGGCCGCTGACCGATTCGAGCACCATCGCTGACGGTACTGCAGTCTGGACCGAGTACACACCGGTCATGGCGCAAAGCCTGCAAGGTTTGCTTACGGCAGCGCCAGTGGTCACGCGTAATGCCGCTGCGGGAACTTTTGCGGCCGGTCGCGACGTATATATCGTTATCACCTTCATCAACGGCAACGGTGAAACGGTACCTGGCCCAGCATTTATTTTTACCAATACCACTCTTAACGACCAGTTCGTTGTGACCTCCCCAACGCTTGCCTTATGGGCGCAAGGGCTGACCGGAGCGAATGCGGTTCTGGGGTATCGCGTCTATGAGGCCGATGTCGCTACTGGAGGCGCAGCGCCGCTTATTTCCGCATACAAGGCTTTTGGCTCGACTAACGCGTTCGGTGTTCCACTTTCTGTCGGCACCACTGCTCTTGGAATTGCACCGCCAGTTGCCGACCTTTCCCTTATTGTTCCAGCAGGAAACATCTGCGCGGGCCAGCGCTATGCCGTGGTGCTTTTCGTCAACCGCAACGGCTACATCTCCGGCATGACGCAGGCCGCAGTCATTGGCTTCAACGTCCCGGCCAACGGCTCACAGCTTTACATGGCGAATATCGCCAAGGGGCCAGCGAACACTGCGCAGCGCATTGTCGCTTTCGGTATTGCCGGTGGAACCTCAGTCGGGCCATTCGCCTACATTCCGACGACCGATTCAGTCAACGGTATTCAGATGACCTCGACCGTCATCAACGACAACACGACGACCTCGGCGACCTTCAATTTCACAGACATCTATCTGACGTTGCAGATGGCCACGACCACCAACGTGACCGGCTTCTTTGACAAGATTCAGATTCCCAACTGTGTCGGCTGCTACTTCTCTCCGACATTGAACCGGATGATCTGGTTCCCTGATGCGCTGCCATCTGGCTTCTACATCTCGCCGGTACGTGATCCCGAGACCATCTTCGGCTCAACCGGCACTCTACAAATCTCCGAGAACGACCGCGAGAAACGTATGGGCTGGGTGGACTTTAAGGCCGTCCAGTACGCGCTCAAAGAAAAGTCCGGGCATGAAGTCACCGTAAGCTCGACCAACCCGTCACAGTGGACATCGCGCCGCCGGTGGACCGGCATGGGCCCGTGTGGACCACGCGCTTACGACGTTGGGCCTGATTTCCTTGCCTTCGCGCACCGTTCAGGAGCCTATGTATTTCGCGGTGACACGCCGCAGTGGGTATCAAAAGATATTCCGCTGACGTGGAAAAGAATCAACTGGGCCGCTGCTTCTACCGTTTGGGTAACGATTGACGACGAAACCAAAGAAGTAAGATTCGGCGTCCCGCTCGACCAGGCCACGGTACCAAGCCACATCCTAAAGCTGAATTACGAAGAATCTTTGGAGATGGACCCGCCCGTTCATTCCTCGATCTATAGCCGTGGCAAGTTCGTGTCCTCAGCCGGAGCGCGCAAATGGTCAATCGACACCATCGCGGCAAATAGCTCGATACGCGCCGAGCGCACGCTTCTGAATATCACATCAGACTTTGACCAGCAGACCGGACAGTCACAAGTTCTATTCGCTTCGTCCAATGCCGATGGCGCGGTTAGCGGCGTGATGCCGGGAATTCTAGCCGACATGACGCCGACGGTCAGCGTAGGAATCGATTCTGTTTATGAAACCGTACCGCTAGGGGAACTGCTGAAAATCATGCAACTCGGTGGCGTGCAGGTGAACTCCGGCGGCTCCGGCGCAATCGGTGTGACCGTGCTCTCACAGAACAACAAAGCCACTGCCGACGGCGGCGTCAACACGCTATCTACCGAGAAAATATTGAAAGACCTGATCGCGCCGAACATCGGTTACGTGGCACAGGCATCAGGACAGGCCGAACGTTATCGTATCCGGTTCTCGAATAGGGCTGTGCCGGGAGCAGGTTTTGATTTGAAGCTTGCCGTGATCTGGGCGCGGCCGCTATTCCAGTCGAGAACAAAGTGAGCACCTTTCACGATCTGGTAAACCAGTTACCGCATGATTCGCCTGACGTTTTCAGGCGCCTGCTGACAGAACTGGGCGGGATCGACGACAAGCTGAGGCGCGGATTGCCATGGCTCGGCGATGGTTTTGTGGACATGCCGCTGACCACGGCACCGACCAATCCAGTTACCCCGCCGGCCAGCACGTTCACGGTGCTTGGACTCGACGGCAAGTTTCAGATTACCGTCACGCTGCCGCAGAACACCCAGGCGCCGAGCGTGGCCATGCGTCGGCAGCTGATTGTTCAAGACCAGAACTCGCTTCTGGCCCCGATGGTTCATCAGTTGCAGTCTGCGACCAGCGTAAAATTTGACGCGACCAGCGCGACCACGACTTACGACTTAGGCGCAGCTCTCGCAAAAGAGATTCAAGATCCAAACCAGACTAAATTCTGGCGGCTGCGCAGCTCGTTCGATGGACAGGCGTGGAATCCATGGCAGATTTTTATTTCTGCCGCGGTCTGCGGGCCGGTAGCAGTTCAATCCGGCTTTGAGCGTTCAACCTCGGTCGCTCCGCGGTCAGTTCTTAATACCAACAATGCGACGGCTGATTCAGTCGATGCCGGCGCGAATGCGACAATCCGCGTTTATGGGTCCGGTGGTGTCGGAAGCTCGTACACGCGGTTCGACGGCCAGGGAAACCAGATCACAACGGCTGGTGCCTCAATTCTCGGGGCGGCCTACTCCACGCAGTACGCGATCGTTTTGAATCAACTGCTGGTGCATTTGGCGTTTCCAACCGTCACCCAGTATTTGCAGACCATCGCTGATGCCTTCTTCTATATTGCAACCGTCGGAACGGTGGCAGCGGGCGGTGCTGGTGGCCTACCGGGAGGCGGCGGAACTGGCGGCGGCGGGACTCCAGGCACAGGCCCAAGAAAGCTACCTCAACTCTAAAAACATTATGGCAGTCAAACAGACAGAAACATTGATTCCGGAAGCTCACTCGAAGCTGGTCGTATTCTGCGACCACTTCGGCCATAAGCACAAAGTCGTCGTACCGACGCATATTGCCACCGAAGACCCGCTACGTCTTTTTCCCGTTGGGCCGGTGGAGATTCAGTCCTTCGATGCTCAGCTTGAAAACATCGCGCAGATGATGAGTGACCGCGAACAGGCGTTTCTTGATCACTGCCTTGACCATCCGGAGCACTGCCAGCATCCGCTGGTGCTCTCACATCCCGACCATCCGACCAATAAGAAGACGGAACCGAACTTCGACGCCTTCGAAAAAGACGTTCAAAAGGACTGCGACAACTGTGGCTGAAGTAACGATCCGGCAAGCGACTCCTGAAGACTGGCCGGGAATCCTGAAGTGTCACGCCCAGGTTGAGCAAAAGGTCGGCATGAAGATGGACCTGCCGGAGTTGGACGATCCGGCGATTCTGGTCTTTGAAGTTGCCGAGTGCGACGGCGAAATTACGAATTTTCAATACCAAGAAAAAGCCATTGAGTACTGCATGGGAGGAACCGACCCGCGCGGTACGGCCGCATTCAAAGCGCGCGTCCCAGAACTCTTTCGCGGTGCGAAGCATGTCGGCATTCGTTTCATCCACTGTGCCGTTCCGGTGAAGTGCGAAGCAGTAGAAAAGCATTTAGAAGACGTGGGCTTTTATTCCACCGCCGAATCACTCAGATATTTCAAACTCGATCTCCGTTAGGAACCCAAACATATGTCCCGTGGTGATTCTAAAAAAGTGGTCAACGCTGGTCTGGCTAACAGCGCGACCGACCAAGCAAATGCCAGCAGCGCGTTCGCCGGTACAAACAAGGCCGTCGGCGACTACTCGAACCGCCTCAATACTTTCATCAATGCCAATCCTTATAAAGCTGGCGGTGAGTTCGCGCAGGATCAGTCCCAGATTGCAGCGTCGGCGGCCGATACCAGTTCAAGCGCGATTAAGGACAAACTGGCACGCGATGCGCAGACTTCTGGCGAGAATACCGGCGGCTATGCGAACAACGTGGCCGAAGCGCAGCGGCAAGCTACCCGCGACCAAGCCACACACATGGCTGGCGCGGACGCTACGCGCATTAGCGCAAAGAGCGCGTACGACAAGGCCGGACTCGATGCCAGCGCACTACCAGCAGACCTGCAAGCGCGGCTCTACGGTACATCGATACAGGGTAGAAACGGCGCGCTCGGAACTGCGGGTGACTCGGCAAAACAGCCCAGCTTCCTGGATAGCTTGATGCCAGCTCTCATCGGCGCCGGAGCGCAGGTCGGAGCGGGATTCACCCCACACGGATAACCCATGCCAGAAACCGAAGATTACACCTCCTCAGATCAACCCATGACTCTCGGCCAGCGTCTGTTGCGCACCCGTGGCGCAGCCGCGCTCGAAGACGATCCCACCGGCGAACCATCGGCCGGAGCCACGCCCAACACCAAGGAACCGCACCAGAATACCGGCGCGGCGGCTCAGGGAGACTCAGTAGCACAGTCACCGTCCGGTAAGCCTTCCATTGGTCGGCGCATGCTCATGGGATCATCCCAGCCGACGGACGGAATCACAGCCCATAATTATGATGGTTCGCCGGCAGATATGGCGACCTTTACCGGCACAGATCCCAAGGGGCGCCCAGCGATGAGCATCGCAGCTTCTGCCCCGGCAACTTCCACTTCAGTCCCAGCCCCAGCGACTGCCCCGACCATCGGCCAACGTCTGGCCAATTTCAAAGCGCCGCCTGTTGCGCCAAAGATGAATCCGGACCAGGCTGCAGTGCAGCAGGACCTCCGCGAGCACTCGCAAGTCACACCGAAGACCGACCCGGCCACCGGTAAGACGCTGGATCAGTACAAAATGGGCTTCGGCCAGCGGCTTCTAGGTTCACTGGTGAATTTCGGCAACGGCTTCGCGCGCACTGGCGCAGATCCTATCCACGTCGGCCCCGGAGCCACCAACCGCCGGTACTCAGTCGACGAGACGAACCGCCAACAGAGAGTGGCGGGCGATCAGTCGAAAATCAAGTCCATGGACGACGAATACAATCAGGCCGAAAAGGGCTACGGCCACGAACTGACCAGCTATAACGACGAGGCACGGGCGGCAGGAAAGGCCGACTCAGAAGATCGCCTCAGAGACTACGAAAACAAGCTGACTACAGAGCGCACCGCCCACAACACAGCGGAGGAAAATCTTCGCGGTGAGAACAACGACCTCAAGGCCCAGCCCAAAACCTATGAGCAATATGTCGGCGCAATGGAAGCCGAGAAGGATCCAGGCAAAAAGGCCGTCCTGCAGCGGGTAGTCGATCGCCTCGAAAAACAGAAGACCGCCGGTAAGGGACCGAAACTCTCAGCCAAAGACCAGCTGAAACTCGATGCCTACATGCAGGACAACAAGATCGAGGACGTTGGCGATATGACCAATGCTGACATCAAAAAGGCGCTGGCGGCCAGCGAAGGACCGAATCACACGAAAGATCGCCAGAGCTTCGAAGACCACTGGAGTAAGCGGTATCAGGATGTGGAGAAGCGGTACGATTCCCAGCGCCAGGCCGTCCTGAAGACCTTCGGAGCCGACAAAGACCCGAAGGCATTTGAAAATAATAAGGCCGACATCCAGTCCAAGTTCGCTGATATTGAAGCCAAGCGGGAAGCGGACAAGGGCGCGCTGCAGACCGAGAAAGACAAAGAAGCCGAGCAGTATCAGGTTTACGGGAAGCCACCCAAGCAACAGACAGCAACTCCATCCGCTCCTGCCGACGGTCCAGAAGCCGTACCCGCGTCGAACGATTCTGACGGTCAGCCTCTGGCGGCAATTCCAGCCCCGATAGCCTCGGTTCGTACCGGCGCACCGCAGCAGAAGCCATCTCCGGCGACACCGGCCGACAGCGTGCGGGTACAAAAACCAGACGGCAGTATTGGCACAATCCCGAAAGCCAACGTGCAACGGGCTCAAGCGAAGGGCTGGAAGGTTCTTCAGTAAATGACACCTACAGAAAACGATGATCTTGGATTCGTTCCAGATCAAACCACGGCCGCGTCGAAGTCCATAACAAAAAAGCAAATCCACGCACTCGCTGACAAACACGGCGTGAAGCACGCTGAGGCCGAAAAGCAGTTCGCCGACAAGGGTTACACGATCAACCCATAAATGCCTCCAGTCATCGACGACACAAAGAAAAACGCCGCAGAAGACGACCTTGGGTTTGTTGCCGAGAGTGACGACTTAGGATTCGTTGCTGACAAGCAAGCGCAGGCACCGGCAGCCGATTCGCGTCCCGACTTCACCCAGGAAGCGCTTTCCGGAAAGCTGGCGCAACCCGCCGGTAAGCCGACGAAGCTACCAGCCGAGCAGCCAGCCCCAGCCGCAGCGATCCCCCGCGGGCGCGGCGACGTGTCCCAAGCAAAAGACGGCTACTTCCCGCCCACCGACATACCGATTCAGGGTGTAAAGGACATCGCCGAAGGGTATCAGGGGTTCTCTGGTTTGCCGGTTCCTCTCAAGGCCATGCCAGCAGCTCGCGGCCAGATGCCCAGGCCTGTACAGCCTCAGGCCCAGGTATCACCCGAAGATCAGGAAGTCCTTACCCAGCAGGAAAACCAGCGCGCAGCATCCGCAGCCAAGATGATTCAGGGCGCCGGGGAGGTCGGTACCGTAGCCCTGCCCGGTTCGATAGCAGCCGCCCCACTTTCCACGGTGGCTTCCATTGGCGCCGGAGTTCTGTCCAGTAAAGCCGCCGGGAAAGCAGTTCACGGTAAAGTCTCACCGGAAGCCGAAGACCTGGTTCGTGCTACCGCATTCTTTATTCCATCGGTGCTCGGTACGGCCGCAGGCGTTAAAGGCGCCAGCATGGAAACGCCGAAGGGTAAGTTCTCTGCTGTAGAAGCGCTCGGTGGCAAGGTCCGCGCCGGTATCGCGCGCACACCTGACGTCACCTCGGGCCGCGTCAAGATCGGCGACACCCAGTTTGAAGTAAACATCCCCCGGGGTGGCAAGCCAGCCCCGCCGCCAGCCCTCGACGAAGCCACAGCCGCCATGGTCCAGTACGAGCAGGGCGCCGGGAACATCCCGAAACCTCCCACGCCGGTTCCCCCAGGCCAGCAATTCGGCAACAAGCTGTCCGGTGATCAGATTGACCATCTGGCCCAGACCATCGCCAAAGCACCGCCAGACCAGCAGAACGCTTTAATTGAAGAGGCACACGGTCGGATGGTTTCGTGGATCAATGACAACAATGGCCGTGTTTTCATTGACGGCAAGGTGGTTTTATCTAAGTCGCCCGATCAGACAGAAGCCCTGGCAGCCAAGATCATCAATGACGCTTCCTCGGCACACGATAAGAACCAGATCGATTTAGCCAAAGCTAACGACAAAGCCGTCACCGCAGCCGCAAAGGAAAAAGAGAAACAGAGTACCGCGCAGACCGCCCGGCCAGCTTCGCCCGCGCCTGCCCCTAAGCCTGTCGCAGCCCCGGCCAAGATTGACTCTACCTCGAAAACTGAAGCGCCACAGAGCCAGCCAGCAGCCGAGAAACCGGTTGTGCAAAAGGTTGAGGAAAAGCCCGCCCACGAGTTCGCCTCGACTCAGGTAAACATCGATCCCAAGAGTGAACTCGGTCAACAACACGCGCAAGCAGTAGTGGCTATTCCGGATGAGCATATTGGGCCGAACGGGAAAGAAGATACACCGCACGTCACGGTGCGCTACGGACTCAAGGATGATAGTCCGGAAGCCATCGCCAAGATAAAAGAAGCGGCTTCAAAGATCGCGCCGTTTGAGGCCACGGTCGGCAAGACCAGTTCGTTCCCGGCGACCAAAGAAGGCGACAGTCCGATCATTGCCCGGGTTGAGAAATCACCCGAACTTAACGCCTTACGTTCAGCCGTTGAGGGTGCTGGGAACTTTAAGGAAGACACTCACGGCGAGTACAAGCCGCACGTCACCCTGGGCTATGTGAAGCCGGAGCATGTCGCGAAGTACGAAGGCGGCAACCATCTGGAAGGCGGCAAGGTCCCGGTTGACCACATCGTCGTTTCAAAACGAGACGGCACCAGTGAAACTATAAAACTCGGCGGCAAGCCGGTTCCTGACCTTGTAGCGCAGCACGAAGCCACCCCGGACTTAGTAGCCGAACACGAAGCGCAGCCGGAGCGCCGCCGCGACGCGGAGACTCGCAAGCGCCTCGAACAGATGTCCCCAGAAGAGAAGGATGCCGAGATTGCGTCCCTACGCGCAGAGCGCACCACGGCCAAACTCGATAACAGCGACGGTACTTTTACGAAGCTGCCAATTCCCAGCGCGGTAGCTTTCCACGAAGCCCCTCCATCTAAAGCCGTGGGCATGTCCGACGCCGATGGCCTGAAAGCGGTCAACGACAAATACGGGTATAAGGCCGGAAATGCTCTTCTACTTGCCAAAGCCGAAGCGCTCAAGGAAGCCGGGCTCGATGCCTACCACCAAAAAGGCGATGAGTTCCTTGGGCGCGGCGACTCAACCGAAGACGTAAAAGCCAAGTTCGAGAAGGCCCGCGATATACTTCGCAACCGAGAATTCACCGTAACCGATGCCGATGGCAAACAGGTTACGATGAGGGGAGTAGATTTTAGTTATGGAACAGGAAAAGACCTCGCAGAAGCCCAAGCCGGACTCCATGTCCACAAAGCCGAACGCAAAGCAGCCGGAGCCGGAGCCCGCGGTGAGTTTGGAAGAATTAGTGAAACTGGATCTCAAACAGCCGATCACGGTGGAACCGAAGAAGTAACTCACGCGCTGCCTGAAGGTATCCCGGCCAAAGGACAGGCTGGCCGCGTCCCGGTAAAAAGCCTTACCCTGGCGCCGAAAGAATTCCAGTACAAACTCAACACCAACGAGCACGGTGTCACCAACCTGCTCTCAGGCCAGAAGTGGAACGACAGTCTGGCCGGCGTAGTCTCGGTCTGGCACAACCCAGCCAACGGCAAAACCTACGTGGTAAACGGTCACCACCGGGTTCAACTGGCAAAACAGAATGGCCAGAAAGACCTGCTGGCCCAACATCTGAATGTAAATTCCGCCAGCGAAGCGCGCGCAATGGGCGCATTGCAGAATATTGCCGAAGGCCGCGGTACGGCCGTCGACGCCGCCAAGTTCTTCCGTGAACGCGGCATCACACCGGCAGACCTCGAAAAACACGGTGTCTCAATGGGCGAAGCTACCGCCGAGAACGGACTCGCCCTTTCGAAACTAGATCCCTACCTCTTTGACAAAGTAGTCAGCGGAGAACTGTCCCATGGCCGCGGTATCGCCATCGGAAAATCAACCGATAACCCTGCCACCCAGGAAGCCATCTTGAAGTTGATCGAGAAAGCCGAGAAGCGTGGGCGCCGGATCACCGACGGCCAGGTGGCAGAACTGGCCCGGTTCGCCGGTCGCGCCAAGGAAACCACCATCGCCGAAGGTGGATTGTTCGGCAACAGCTTCCGCACAGAAAACAACGCTCTCGATAAGGCCGAAGTCTCGGACTACATCAAACAAAAACTGTCGCAGGAGAAGCGCGTCTTCGGCGCGGTATCTTCTGACAGCAAAGCTGAAGTTTTAGGCCAGGTCAAAGGTCAGAACATCAAGGCCGGAGCGAACCAGAAGATTGCCTTAGAAGCTGCCCAGGCCGGAGAACTCTATGATAAGCTGAGTTCCAGCAGGGGGCCGATTGACGACATCCTCGAAAACGCCGCCCAGCGGATCGCCAAACGCGAAAACCCTGCCACAGTCAAAGCCGATGCCTACAAGCAAGCCAGAACCGAACTCAGAAAAACTCTCCCCGGAGTCGAAGGACAGGGTACTGAGCGAGTTCAAGAAGATTCAGACCGAAGAAGCGGTAATGAAGAAGCCAACCGGCAAGCCTCAGTAAAGCCTTCCAGCCTCGAAGAGTTTCGCAACCCAGAAAAAGAAACCAGCGAAGCCTCGCTTCCTGAATGGGTTGATCGCTCGGAGCTAAGACGCCTCAATAATAGAATTACCGTCCTCAATGCTCGCGCTGCTAAGTACAAACCTGTCTGGGAGAAACCAAATGAGATTCCAGGCGCATACGTAGCAGGCCCGTCGAACTATACGATGGGCAATAAACTGGACGCTGAAAATAATCGCAAGGCCGAAGCCTTCAGAATCTGGCAGGACGCCACCAAGGAATCTAAGCACCTTGAGATGGTGCGTGACGGCTACGTTGCTGGCAAGAATTACGCTAACGGCCAGAAGCGCGTAGCTGGAGCGGTGGAGGCCCGCGAAGCCGCAGCAGGCCGCAACGCCGAGAAGGTTTCCGCGCAGGGATTTGATACCCGCAAAATCCATAGTGATCTTTCGATGAATGGAAGCTCGAAGCTCCCAGGCGGTCGGGTGGTATCAACAGACATAGACTTCGACCGCAAGGATGGCGGCTATCGCTACAAAATAGAATCGCCTCAGGCGGCCACCAAGTACAGCCAGTTTTATTCGTCGATCTCCAGAATGCAGGGCAGCGGAGAATTGCGAAAACTTCTGACAGCGCAAAGTGAACCGGTTGTATCTGCCGACGAACCGGCACTTCCTGGCATGGCTCCGCACATTGAAGCCAACAAGGAATCTGCTGCTGCCACTCAGGGCGAAGACCTCAGCAAGAAACTGACCGAGAGAAAATCCATCAGCTCCAAAACCGGCGAGATGGAACGCAACTCTCCACTGTTCCGCGATTCAGAAGCCAGCGGGCAGACAGGATTGTTTGGCGAGAAGCTGCCCACTGACATCAATGAACTTCACAAGCGCGGCATCATTCCACCCGACACCACGGCAGAAGCGAACCGCAAGGGATACCGGCCCGGACAGACAGTTCCAGATATAACGAAGCAGAGATTGTTTAAAGCGTGGTTCGGTGCTTCGAAGGTGGTCAAGGCTGACGGTTCCCCGATGCCGGTCTATCGCGGCGACTATCGTGGTGACAAAGTTGGGAACAAATTCAAAGTCAACAAAGCGACCAGCGGACGCTTTTACTTTACGGATGATCCAGAGATCGCTTCCAAGTACGCCACTGGCAAGCCCGATCTGTCTAACGTCGAAGAGCACTACGGCCAGAACTTCACATTCCCCGGTCTGAAATATCCGCGCGAACGCAACGCCCCGAATCTCGATCAGGCTTGGTATCGCCTGAGTGAAGCACAAAAAGCGAGCGTCAAGAACGTGGTTGAGAACACCACCATGGACGACGATGGAAAGATCAAATTTGACGCCGGTCAATCCATCTATCCGAATGATCATCTGCCGTGGATGGAGCGGCAGCATCGCGGCAACTGGCTCAAGATAGCGCAGGATATCTGGCTCGATTCCGGCAACCTGTTCAACCGGGAACCAGACTTCGAGAAGATAATGGAGAAGGCCGGACTGGAGACCACCTACGACAGCGCGCATCTTCCGCGCTCCGTGGTCACGCCGGTTTATCTCTCGATCAAGAAACCGCTGGACACTTCCGCTATCCCGCAAGAAGTAATCTCCAGGCTGGACGAAATCGCAAAGTCCGACCGCAGCCGTCAGGCGAAGTACGGCGTAGACCAGTGGGACAAGAGCATGATCACCACGAAGGAATGGGTGAACTTTCTCCACGACGACATAGAAAAAGGAACCTCTCACGCGTGGACTCGCGTTCCGGAAAAAGTCACCAAGGCCCTTCAGTCGATGGGCTACGACGGCATCAAGGATACCGGCGGGAAGATGGGCGGCAGTAAACACAACGTCTGGATTGCCTTTGAGCCGAATCAGATCAAATCCTCAGTCGGCAATCGCGGCACATTCAGCCCCGACAGCGACAACATTCTTCACTCCGGTGTTGATCCGATTGCAGCATCCCGCGCCGTGGTTCAAACCGCGAGAGACATCAACTATGGCGCTGGCAAAGTTGCGGACTACGTAAAAGACACCGCCATAAAGACAGCCGAAGCTCGGTCAGTAGACGACAAACTCTTTGGCCTGGGCAAGCAGTACGAAGCCGATGTCCTGCGCGCCATCGAATTAATGAAGCAAGTCGGGCCGCTCTCCACACCGGCAGATCAGGCGGCAATCTATCACCATCTGGAAGACTCCAGCGTACCGCTCGATCCGAAGCAGCAAGCCGTTCTCGACAAGATCGTAAAGCCTTTGATGTCTCAGTCCTCGGCCATCCGGTCAGAACTAAATTCTGCCGGTGTACCGATGGGAGAAGAAGGCTACGTTCACCGTGTTGTGCAAGGCAGATCGTCACAGCTGGAACGTGCGATGCGTGGCAAGCAGGGAACCGGCAAAGGGAATGTACTCTCGAAATCGGCAGCGTCACTGAAACAGCGCAAGATGTTTGCGCTTGAAGATGAAGACGGCAACCGGCAAGTAGTCGCAATGGAAGGCGGCAGAATCACCGGATTCTCGAATGGCTCACCGACCGACCTCGGCGCCAGCCCACGGCTGCATGTTGGCGACAACTTCAACGACAAGAACCGCAAACCGTGGACGTTGCAGCAGGCCACCACAAAAGAAATCGAATCGGCCACAAGCCTCAAGTATTACAAGAACGCTCTGGCCTCAGCGGTGACCGATTACCTGCAACTGCTCCGGGCCAAGCGCGCGAATGATGCGCTGGAATCCATGAAGTCAGACCCCGGCTTCAACCAGATGGCCTTCAAGAGTGAAAAGGGTTCCATGCCGCCGGATGGCTGGCAACCGGTCAACCTGCCGCAGTTCCGCGATTACTACTTTGAGCCGCACATGGCCGAGGTGCTGAACCGCTTCGCCAAAGAACTCCATCCGGACCCAGTGACCTTTTTAGAGAAAATCGGTAATTTCATGACCGCCTCTCTGCTGTTGAACCCGGTACGCCACATCTACAACATCGGCAATCACTGGCTGGTGGAGCGCGGTGTCTCTGGAGTATTCAACCCGCTTACCTGGCCGACTGGCGCCAAAGCCGGAATGAAAGCCATCAAGGCCGTGGTCAACCAGAACGATGATTTTCTCTCGGCGCTTGATCGCGGCGCACCGATGATGTCGCACCGGACCGACATGCAAGCCCTGCACCATGAACTATTCCAGACCATCGTCGGCCATCTGGAAAAGAACCCGTCGATCGCAAATAAGATTGCCGAGTTTGTAGGTTATGAAAAGACCGGCCCGGACGATACCGGAGTGGTAAACACGGTGGCTCGCGGCACCGGACTGCGCATGTTGAACAACCTCCGCAAGATGGGCCAGAAGGCGATGTGGATGTCGAACGACATGATGATGCTTCAATCCACTTACGAGAAGATGGCCGGCGGAACCAGCTTCGATGACGCGATGGCGCAGACCGAGAAGCACATCCCGAACTACCGCATCCCTACCAGGATCATGAACTCAAGAGCCATAGGCGACTTCATGGGCTCACGTCTGGCTTCAATGTTCGGACGCTACCACTACGGTGTCTGGAAGTCTTACGGCGAGATGGCCAAAGAAGCCCTGAGACCTGGCGCCACAGTAAAAGAGCGCATGCGCGGCCTTGACCACTTAGTCATGCTCGGCCTGATCACGTTCATCATGTACCCGTTGTGGAAGAAGTTGCTGGAGAAACTTACCGGCAACAAGGATGCGCGCATGGTGATCTCCGGTGCATCGGCGGCACCGCACTCAATTTCTGAAATTATCAAGGGCAACGAAGATCCCAGCCAGCTTCTGCGCAACACATTCACACCGGCAATCCTGCCGCAAGCCGCAGCCGAGGCCATGTTTAACCGCGACTTCTTCAGTGGAGCGCCGGTACGCAACCCGAAGCACAGTGCCGGGAAGCAAGTCATCGACGTGAGCAAGCATTTCATGAACGCGCTCGGCCCGGTACAGCAGTACAACCAGGCCACTCGTAACAGCCAGCCGACAAGATCATTCCTGTTATCACAGGTCGGCGTGAGCACCAGCCATCCCAAGAAACACCGATAGGAAGTACCCGCATGTCAGAAGAAGTGAAACTGAAACCGCTTACCAAGAAGCAACTCAAGTTTGTCGAGTGTTTTGCCGGTAATCTAACCGATGCAGCACGCAAGGCCGGCCTGCCATTTCCAAATGTTACCGGCGCAAAGATGATGAAGTTGCCAGCAGTAAAGGCGGCGATTGAAGAGAAGAAATCCGCCATCGCCGCCGCGACAAAGGCCGTTGTGGTCGCATCCGGTACGGAACTCGGTACGGCCATCGGTGTCGCCATCACTCGCGACTCGATCGCGCAAAGAGCTTGGGCAATCGCGCAGTCCGGACCGGACAACATGGGCATGTTTACGAGCCAGGTCAACGCGCTCAAATTTCTCGGCGAGTTGATGAAGTTCACCGGAGATGCGCAAGAAGGCGAAATCAAGAGCGGCATGATCAAGCGGGCAGACGGAGAAGTTGAAGTCTATCAGTCGAAGTGGATAAAGCAGCAACCCAGTGAGTACAGTCCAGATAATTGATCCTCTAACAAATCATCCATGGTGGCCGAAAACTCCCGCGCAGCAAGCAGCTCTTGATTGTGAAGCCGAACTCCTCATGTTCGGCGGTGCAGCAGGATCACTTAAGAGTCACACCCTCTGCCTTGACGCCATCCAGGAACGCGATAACCCGAACCTTCGCGCAATATTTTTTCGTCAAACGTTCCCGCAGCTCAGCGACTTGCTGGAGAAACAGCAGCGTCTTTATCGGCCCATGCTCGCTACATACAACGAGCAAAAGAAAGTCTGGACTTTCCCTTCAAAGGGAACGGTTTCCCTCGGCTATCTGGATAAAGACACTGACGTCTGGAATTATTGGGGCAAGGAATTCAGCGCGGAATACTTTGATGAATCCACGCTCCTGCCCGAGTTCCGCGTCCGTACGCTCCTAAGCCGCTTGCGCACCACTGACACGTCTCTGCGCCCGCGCGCCCGTCTCGGAACCAACCCCGGCGGCATCGGCGCGGCATGGCACATCCACACCTTCTTGCGCGGCCACTGCCCGGTACATGAGCCCACGCGCTCCGCGATCCCCGGCACCATCTACAAGAACGCGACATGGAAAAGTGACAACGCTCACATTCCACTGACCACCGCGTTCATTCCCGGAAAACTTAGCGACCACAATCTGCTTGGCGACAGGTACGCCCAGTTACTGAGAATGCAGTCCGGCTCACTGGCGAAATCCCTTGAGATGGGCTGCTGGTGCGAACTGGATGGCGCCTACTTCTCCAACTGGAACAAGGACACCATGCGCGTACCGTACGCCACGGTAGGCGAACGCTGGTGGGACTCGCACTTCATTTCCATGGACTACGGCTTTGGCAAATCCTCAGCCTCGGCTCATCTCCACGTCCGAACACAGGACGGCAAGATCAGAACCATTGGTGAGTTCGTTGTGGCGCATATGCCGGCGTATGAGTTTGCCAACGAAGTAATCGAGCGGCTGGTGAAGCCGGTTTATCAGGGCAATGCTCGGCGCATTGTCGCGGTATACCTTGATCCGGCCAACTTCAAAGACATTGGCGACGGTCACACGATCGCGGACCAGATCAACGAGAAGCTAGATCCTTACAACCTGGTCTGCACCAAAGCCTCAAATGACCGGATCGGCGGCTGGCAGTTGATGTACCAGATGCTTTCAAGCGGCGAGTGGGCCGTAGCCGATACCTGCCCGAAATTAGTAGAAGCGATCCCAACCAGAATGCACGATGAGAAAAAGCCCGGCGATTTAATCAAGGTACCGGGCGATGACCTCGACGATGTGATGGACGATACGCGGTACGGCATCTATTCGTTTATCACTACGGCCGTAAAGCCGGACTCAGTTCGAATCGAAGAAGCCCTGGCAGGAATACCGATCGAGGACGCCACTTCCAGAATGATCAGGCATGCCCAGATCACGGCAGAACTGGCAGTGAGTAAGGCCCCAGTAGCCTTAGGCCGGCGCGGCCTGATGAACGCAAGAAGGAATAGATAGCCCCTTACAGAAGACCGTCGGCGTTTTGCTCATTCAGTTCCCCCTTGTCGCCCAAAAGTGCGGCCAATACACAGAAACGACAGCCTTCAACGTGGTCTCCTAGCTTGTGCAGCCTCTCCTCTAGGCGAATTGCATATTGGCCCAGCTTTACTTCTTGCTGGCGCGGGCTCATACCTGCAAGCTTTTGCTTCGCCAATACCAGGTCAGAGGCAAGCATTCGCTCGATCTCGTTCCCCTTTTCTTGAATCGCCATGATCGCCAAATCGCTGACTACAAACTCAAAAGTATTTGCCATTTACTATTCAATTCCCCCTTGGGGTCGCTTTTTGGGCGTTAAGTTACCTAAAGCGTGCTTGACGTTCAATGCTTTCTATTTCGTCTTCTGCCGCGTGCCACTTTTTCGCTGCGGCCATAGCCTTCTGGAATAATGGGCTTTCCGTGAGAATGTCGATGTCGTCCATTTTCATCTCGGCAGCCTTCATTTCATCGAAAGCCGATCTCGCTTCTTTGTGTAATTCAGCTAAATTCATATTCCCCCTTGGGGTGAGGTGCGCCGGGGTAATAAATCTGCGACGAATTCAATCGGGTAGCAGTAATATTTTTGCTCATGCGTTTCTCCCGCACTGCAATCCGGATCGAACTCGTTGAGCACCTTCTTGGATGGCTTGGGTTTCTTGCACATGTTCCAGATCTTCTCCCAATCATCCACCTTTCGCTTGAAGGCGGCTATCTCTTCGGCCCGCGCCTGTGCCTTATCGACTAACTCTTTCGCGGCTTCATGTGAAGCAAACGCTTTGACAGGGGCTTCGCGGTAATCTTCGTATTCGCCAGAACTGCGTTCAACAATCCAAATTGTGTTCATACGGTCCCCTCCGGGGCTGAGGTGCTGGCCAAAGCTGCTGCAACGATTGTTTTCAGTTTGCTTCCAACCCATACGACGTTATATTCGCTGCTGCCTGGTTTGTCAGTTGGCCGTAGGGTTTCTACTATCTCCCTGGCCAACACGTCTAGCGGGCGCTTGCCATCACGGAGAAAAGCGTCACGCTGCTCCAATGCATCGTCTCTTTCAGTCCGCGCTTGCAGCAATGATGATTCTGCGGCCTCAGCGCGTGCGGTTGTATCGTGCAACTTTCGTAACTGCGCTGGTCTGGTCAGTAGCAATTCGACTATTTCGCCATTCTTGTATTTATCGAAAAGAGCTTGCTTGGCAATATCCCGCTCCGTTAGAAGCTCAGCAGAGTAGGCCAGCGCAAAATCAACAACATCGTCGTAGTTGATGCCGATCTTGGCGCGTGACTGCTGAAACTCTCTGAATTGCTTGGCGACGGCCTCTCGCGCTGCCGGCTCTCGTGGCTCGGATTTTTCAGCCCCTTCGCTGATTGCTCTCGATAGATTGCCTATGTCTTCAACCATTTTTGCCCCTTTCGATGGCGCGGCAAATAGCCCGCATGACAGCCTGCTTGGCGGCGAGTCCAGTCAGCACTTTGGATTTTTTCTTTTTAGCTTTTGGCATTGCTATCCTCCACAGCCTTTGCGCCTGCCATGAATGCACGCCAGAGACGGTTTTGTAACCACTCTCCGCTAGGCGAATCGGACTGGCATCGTTCTCCGTCAGGTGATTCCTGCCACTTGTTCCACGCTTGCGCTAATTCTCTACCGTCCATCATCTCCTCCTTCGTCCGTAGCTCTACAGGGGTGGCCAGCAAGTCGATCATTTGTTTGCGCCCTTGTGAAAATCACGTCACCGTTTTCGACCGTGAATAGTGGGTCTTCCACGGTAGCAGCGCAGAGAATGCCTTGCTCGATTTCATCAACCAAACGGCTTCCACGCTTGCGAGTCATGTATTCGATTGCCGCATTAAGACCGGCGTTTTCTGGTAATTCCTTCATTTCGTCGTATCTCCCTTCGGCTCCGCTTGGGCCGCTATTCCGCATTGTTTAAGAAATTGCGCATCTTGGTCTGCCAATATCGGCATGGGTTTTTGCGGGACAGGCCACCAAAAAGTAACGTGCTTTCCATCGCGGCGATTTGGCGTTAGATCATGCAAATACAATGGCCTACGTTTCATTGTTCTCCCTTCGGCCTCGCCCGCCGATCAAAATAGACATCCACGTACCACCATGCCCCAGAGGGAAAGTAGAATATGAAACGGTATCCGGTTGACGGGGCATGTACTCCCAACTTCACACGTCTTAGTTTTGGGCCAAGCACAGCAACTCCCTTACCTGTCCGCCAATCGTGATAATTCTGGTCAGACCTTCCGCGGCTAAACTTAACTTTCACATATACTCCCTCGCGCCAATCGCCACATTGGGTTGTAGAATGGCCCCTTTACCGCGTATGTTCCGGGCATCTCTTCTATTAGTCCCAATCTTTTCATCTGCCGCAGTGTCGGCCCCAACGGGTAAATTCTTGCCGCGCGCTCAATGTCATGCTCTCTCATTGGGGAAAATGAAATAGCGGCTTCTATGCGTTCATAGCAGCGAATCCAGAGGTCATGAGAAGCCATGCCTCCACGTTTACAGGCTTGCACAAATTTAGTTTCCATTAAACTTGCCTCCATTCAGCGCACATGGGCATCCTTCGGCGGTACACGGCGCGCCGGGGGCTTTATGGTGAATTACTTGAATTCCATTGCACGCACATTTCGGCGGCTCCGCTTGGGGTACGCTGGTGGGGGCGGGTGGAAGTGGTTGCCAGTGCGTCACGTCTGAGCAGCTATAATCGGGGTTCGGATAGTACAGTGTCGGCCAGCGCCCAGAACCTTTACTGAATATGCCAACACCCTGTCTTCCGTTGGCCGTGATTATCCAATACTGCCCAGACTTCTTCGGCAGGCCATCTTCCACGCTCACCCAGCCGTTCGCCTCCCCTGTGCTGGCTGGGGTCGCCAACTTCAAGGCTTTTCTCAGTTTTGCATGGAGCACGTATATCGGCGTGCATTCTGACCCTTCGTGGTTTTCGCAATCGCCTGAGCAGTCTTCACAATGAACGGGATGTTCCTGCAGAACGAGTACACCCTTGCAAACGTGGCATGTCTCCATCGCGTCTAATAGCTCCGTGGCAGCATCAATCACGCTCTGAGGCGGCGAGCAGGCTGGGGTGATGAAGGGGCGGAGCGATTGCACAAGATATTCTTTGCTGCTTGCCCGTATCCACTGGCCTGTTACTGGATTTTCAGTTAATAGTTTCCGCGCGATCTCTTCCAGCTTCGGCGTTCCCTCGGGGGTAATTCTTTGAAACGATGCCCTGGTGCGATCCATGTAATATTGCGCGTCATCTTTGCAGAATGGGCCGAACTTCTGTCTTTCGCCGTTGCGTGGATCAGTGGCCCAATAATGCCAAAATCCTTCGCGCTCCTCGAATAACTCCCAATCCTCCGGCCCCTCTCCGGCTACTGGGTTCGGCTCTGCGGGTTCGTGAAGCAACTCTTCTTGTTTTTTCAGATCACTCATGGAATTGGATCTCCTTAGTTACGGTCTGACAGGCTCTTCCAGCCTGGAGTATGACCATTGCCGACACAATATCCCGCGACGCTACAAGGCCACATTCGGGACAACTATGCAGACGGTCACTTAGTTTCTTCGGAACGGAAGCACCACAGGTACAGGTTTGCGAAGTGCCTCTTGGATTCACTTTCACGAAGACGCGCCCGGCACTCTCAGCCTTGTACGCTAGTTGCGAAAGAAAGGAACTCCATCCTGCATCGTGGATTGATTTGGCGAAACGGCCCTTTGCCATCCGCGATATTTTCAGGTCTTCGACGGCAATGAGCTGATTGGCGTTTACGACCTGGCGTGACAGTTTATGGTGAAAGTCGCTGCGCTGATTGCGAACCGCAACGTGATGCCGCGCCACACGGGCTACGGCCTTACCCCGGCGCTCGCTGCCACGCTTGCAGCGTGATAGGTGACGCTGTGCTCTGCGGAGCTTCGCCTGTGCCTTACGGAAGAACTGCGGGGCTGCTACGGTTCTGCCATCGGAGAGGGCGACGAATGATGCCAGGCCAACGTCAATGCCACATTCGCCCGAAACAGCCGGCAGGGTATTAACTGCCACGTCGCAAACCAGAACCACAAACCAGTGCGAACCTTCCCGCTTAATCGTCGCTGTCTTTATTTTGCCCTCGATTGGCCGGTGCAGGTTGATGCGGATGAGAGGACAGCCCTGAAGGCGCAGCTTATCGCCGCTGACATCAAAGCCATTGCCATATTTGGGGTAGCTAATGCTGCTGAATCTGCGTAGCGAGCGAAAACGCGGGGAACCATTCCCACGGCGGAAAAGGGATCGATAAGCGCGATCTAGTCGCTTCAGTACTTCTTCGGCGCACTGAAAATTTGCGATTGCCAGAAGCCCTTGCGCCCGAAGTTCCTTGAGTTGCCGGGACTGCTCATAGAAGCTGACCGATTTACGGCAGGTCTTCCACGCCCCGCGGCGTTCCTCAAGAGCGCAGTTGTATAGGTCGCACGCTTCGCGGAGTTGTCCGGTGAGCCATTCCGCCTGGGCTTGATTGGGATAGAGGCGGTACTTTAGACTGCGCGGCTTGCTGCTATCGCTACTCATGGGCGTCAACCTTTCTGCATCCACATGTTGGCTCCAGTGTGTCGCCAGCATGATCTTCCAGCACATTACCGTGTGGGCATCTCGGCAATGGATAATAAGTTTCTGCGAACTCAATCGCATCCTTCAACCGTTGAATTGCGGCCCGCTCTCTCCGCTCTTGTGTCGCGCTCATGGGGTCCCCCTAGCGGGGGCTAAATACTGGCAGCCATTGGCATTGCACTTGCTCCGCTCAACACACATCACATCCGTCATCCTGGTTGAACGGGAGCGGACAGACGGCGGAGAAGTTCCTGCCGATAGTCAAACCAAATGTCCCCGCGTTCTGTTCTAAACTTGCTCAGCAATTTGTTCATTATCCATAGCGGAAGCGGTTGCGGGTTCGTAAGTTTCGGCAAATATGTCTGGTTTGCATGGGTAGCGTTCGCCTTGAACGCCAGTGATGATCCAATCGCCAGCCGTTACATCTTGGCAGGCTTCAATCGTCCGGATTACTGGTTTGCGTCCAATCTCCCCCGGCGGCCAGTACACTACCCCGCCAACCTCTCCCATGTGTGGGAACCATTGGAACGCCTTAACAACCACTGGCTTCTTTCTGAATTGCTTCTCCATAGCGGACACGTCTTTCATCTCGTCACCCCCAAAATCTAAAAATCTTTTTCATCTACAGTGCATGGCCCGTGGTTCGCCTGGCTCGGGGTCCCTGCCCGCAATCAGCCGTGCTCCGTGGCTACTTCGCTGGTGCGCTCAAAACAACTTCAACCCAGCCAGCGCAAGGAACTGCGATTCCATCTGTGTACGCTCGTCGCGGTCATTCCATGTGCAAATCTGTACCGCTGGGAAAACCTTTCCAGTTGCGGCAGCCTTGTTGATTTCGTCAATGCACATCTGCCACTGGCCGTAAGGGATCTTCCGTGCTGGCGCAGTCTTGTCCCATATCGAATGCGCTGGATCGTTCGGGTTGTGGTCATCAAAGCCGTCAAAGATGCACGGAATCTGGATAGCGTCTTTTTTGGCGAGATAAGATTCCATGTACTGCCGCGGTGCGTCCGGCGAGCCGAAACCGTTCACCCAGGCATAGCTGCCGGAGCAATTTGCGGGAACCGAGTATTGCGACAGTACCGTCAGGTCAGGATTAGCTTTTGCAAAAGCCGACACGTCCATCTTCGCGTTGGACCAGCCAAATTCCCAGATGACCGGCTTGCCGGCAATATTCGTGTAGTTCGGCATCGGAAGATACTTCTGCCGGATGTAGGCCAGCGCGGAGTTGAGAACCGAGATGTGGTCGCCGGTAGCCCATTTAAACGTGCCTGAGTCGATCATGATGGAAAACTCCATCCCAAGGGCAGCGCAGGCAGGAGCAAGCAGTTTTGTGAATCTGTCGGTAGGCCTGGCGAAGTCATTAGCATCAGGGCCGTACCAGTCAACCACGAAGCCGTCTATTCCTACCGCATGGGCCGCAAGAACTTGATTGCGCACCGTTCGCGGATCGTCAGACTGGCAGACGTTCGCCATGTGCTTTGTACCGTCGGCGCCGTTAAACCATCCCTGGCAGTTGGCCAGCAGTTTTGTTCCTGCCGGTAGCTTCGATTTGAGATTAAAGAACGTGCCCTGCGCTGCAAGCTGCTGCTGCGCTTTCAAGAGTTGCGCGGCAAGCGATTGATCGTCGGCAGTGACCACGGCGAGTTGACCGGTCAGCGCTTGTACCCGACTGTTAAGTGAGTCGATGGTGGCTTTGTCTTGGACTTGCGTGTTATCGAGTGCCGTTGCGTTGTCGATGATCGTCTGGGATTGCTGGTTCATGCTGCTCCTTTTTCTGTGGGACTGACGTGTTCCGCAAGTACTGGGTTCTGGGTACCTACCCTGTCGTCACCGTTTCTTGTGGCTGCTCTACGGGTGTTGAGTTGGAATGGTTCTACGATCGCGCCTGCGATTCCTGACCGTTGGAGAATCGTCGCATCGCTATTGCTGTAGGCAATCAGAACCGAAGGACCGCCAGCGTTGTATGCCGATCGGCTTCCGTCTGGTAGATAGAAATTCAATCTTCCTTTGAGAAACAGCAGCGCCTTGGCGAACGGCCAAATCCAGGTCTGCCAGAAATCGGTTTCCGTCCTCGCGAATGTGAGTGCAATGCCGCTACCGTGTTGAGCCATGTGCTCCATCCACGGCCCGATCTTGTCGCCATAGGGTGGATTCAGCCATACTCGGCCAACCCAATCCGCGGTAAGTCCGTTTTGTGGAAGTGCGATGTGGTGTCTGGCCGTAGGGAATGGACGGGGCTCAGGGCATGCGCACGGATCCAGGTCAAATTCACCGAGCGGGTGCAGCAGTTGCGGAGGTGTCAGCCACAACTCGTGACGGCCATTGTTGGCCATCGTGTGACCGCCGATCCCTTTGCGGTTCATGCTGCTTTCTCCTTCGCCTGTAACTGTTTTGCTCTGGCCTTCAAACACAATCTGCTTCCGGTGTGAATCTTCAAACTTCCTCGCAGTAAGCCGCAAAGAGGACACGGTAAAATCTGCGGGCGAGGGCCGCGTCCATTGGTCATTGCCTCTGGCGCTTGCGCGTAATACCTCGCCCCGATTTTGCCGAACCCCTGTGACGTCACGCTGCTGTTGCCTGTGTCCCTTCTGCTGCCGGTGGTTCGATCACGTCTGCCGGTACGTCCGTTGCTGCCGCCTCGACTGCTGGCTGCTCATCCTTGAACGGCAGAATCTCCTGCAGTTCACCGTGACTCATGGCCGCGACTTTAACGATCTCGCCGGTGTCCAGCCGCACGATGGTTTTCTGTGCCGGTGATGGGTCGTGGTAAAGAACCCTGCATTCGATGTTTCGGTACTCGTATCCGCTGTTGAACCTTCTGGCGAGTGAACTGGTTTCAGCCCGAAGGCTGGCTATGCGTTCGCCGAACTGAGCGACGACCGCCTTTTTTGATTCCTCGGCTTCTGACATTTCCGAAGTCTTGCGCGCCAGGTCGGTTGCGAATTCCTTCATCTCTGGTTCGCTGAACACGTACTTCAGAAACTCTTTTACGATTGCACTGCGATTGGTATCTGCCATTTCGTTTCCTCTCTCGGTTAAAAGTTGTTGTCTGCTTCTGGAATTCTTGCCGCTGCTCGTACCGGTGATGCACCGATTGCGCGCGCCAGTAACTCAGGCACGCTGGCCGCGTACTCTCTGACCTCCAATTCCACGCGCTCCGGAAGGCCGTAATCTTTCCTCGCGTTTATGTTGATTACCTGGGCATCGTCGTTGAAGATGATTCCCGTGAGCGAATCTTCGGCAGCGCGAACCAACTTGCTCAGGTCGGGCTTGACCACGTGGCATGTGCGCTTCTTCGGGACTGACGGCGGGCGCGCGAAGTAAAAAGTGAATGACACTTCTACCGGCTCGTGCTTCATAAAAACCAGATCACCGAACCCAGCAGCGGTCCGCGCGTTCATTGCAGCTTTTGACACTTCCTGCCGAAAAGACTTCAGGTCTTTGTTGTCGCTGGTAAGTACCGGACGCTTCCAGCCCTTCGGTGTGAAGGCGCGCACCGAACCTTGTGGCTCGGGAGTGCAGTAAACGCAGAGGGAGATGCGGCGGGTCACGCTGCGGCCTCCGCTCTCTGCTGCGGATACTCGCTGTGCTCGAATCCGTCCAGCTTGCGGCCGGCCGCTTTCTTGCCGATCCTTCCCATCCATGCCCCGCCGTTCTTTTTCCACCCAGTTTCGACCATGCCGTTTGATTCGCGCCCGGAGCGATAGCCAGCGCCGAACGTTTTTCCATCAGCGCTGAAGATGAGATCGTGAGTTGATTTCTCGTGAAGCTCGGAACCGTCAGGCTCGTTTGTGAGGTCTGCAAATTCTCCCCACTGCTTAAAGAAAAACGCCACGCCAGCGGCTTTGCATTGATCTCTCAGGCTGCGCGCCCAATCCGGATGCATCGGTCTTGCCCCTGGCCCTGATTCGCCTCCAGCAACTACCCAGTTGAGCCCAGGCCACGGCTGGCCGCTCGGGGACTTGACTGGCTCAAGCAGAGTAAAACCGCCGCGATGAAGATCAATCGGCCCCAGCAGCGGCTCTGCGCTGATCCACCGCGTCGCTGCCGGTGTCTGCAAGAGCAAGGGGATGCGCTCGTCGGCGGTAGCTTGGTTCTCGCAGGAAACACCGAGCCAGATATGCTTCTGCGGCCACGTGTTCGGATAGAGAGGGCCAAAATCCCGCGTCATTGAATTCCACCGCGAAAGAAATTCCAGCATCCGCTTCGGTCGCTTCGTCAGTACCTGGAACACGTGCTGCTTGGCTTGGCACATCACTTTGAAAATCTTCTGAACGCACTCGTCGCTTAGTTGCTCATGAAACAAATCGCTCATCGAGTTCACGAAGATTCGCCGCGGCTCTTTCCATTTGAGTGGATCGTTCAGATGTTTTTCGACAAAGGCCACCTTGCCGGTCCATTGCGGGTGCCCGTTGGTGATCTTCGCCAGCCCGTCATAGGCCTGCCCTTTGCCGCTAAACCGAATCGCCACCCGTTCGGCGTAACAGTTGCGACAGCCATCGCTTACGCGCGTACAGCCACGTATCGGATTCCAGGTTGCATCCGTCCATTCGATACTTGAGTTCTGCGCCATCACGCTACCGCCCTTCTTCCTGCTCCGCTCGTTCGCACCGGGAACCTGCCCGATAGTTGCCGCCGTGGATCCCACTCGGCTGGGCTGAGTCTCAACTCGGCAATAGTCCGGCTGAGAGTATTTCTGTGAATATTCAACTCCCTTGCTGCTCGGCACTGATTACCGTTACAGGCCCGCAGAACGTGGACGATGAATCTCTTTTTTGCTTCGCGGACAAATTCTGAATAGAAAATCCCGTTTGAATACGTTTCGGCAATCAGCACCGCTAACTGGTCTTGGGTTTGAAACGGGCGCTGGGTTGACATTTCATTTTCGTTGGCTGGTCTGGTAGATTGGTTCATGTAACGTCCTTTCTCGGATTCGCAAATGAGCGCGGCTGCTGAACACAGTTCGCGCTCGGTTTTTTACTCTGGGAAATTGCTTTGGTTCGGATCGTCCAACTGTTTCCGCAAGGTAGCTACAACCCACTCCGCATCGCTTCGTGAAAGCTGAAGTTCGGAATTGAAGTTAAATGGGCTTCCCTGGTGGACAGTGAAGCGAATGCCTTCGTCGGGATATCCAATCCGGCCGATAATCAGGCCCATCCCTTTCGCAAGCGTTAAATCCTTGTAGTCACTCATTTCGGTTGCACCTGATTTACCAGTGCGGCCCATTCCTGTTCGCTGCACATCTCCACATTGCGAACACGAAGACCTCGGTATCCCGTTTCGCAATTCGGGCTATTGGTCCTGTGGTCGCCTTCGAGTTTGTAGAGCACATCGAAAACTCCATCATGGTCACCGTGCTCTACCGCGCCGGAGTACCGGCAATCAGGGCAAAAATATTGCTGCGTCATTTCGTTTTCTCTCCAGTCGGTAACAGGAACCGCGGATTCGAAACCACGGCCTCATGTAGTTTTGGCAAGATGTGTTCCGCGATCGTTCGTCCGTCATGCGTCACTACGTACGGCATGATGATTTCTTCTATCGCCAGCACACCGGAATCGGCCGCTTCAAACATCGCCTTTAGGTGCCAGTGGAGAACGCGCCAGACTCGTCGCTGCTCCTGCTCGATGCCTTTGTTTTGGATTTTGTAACCGCGCGAATCTTTCTCCCGGCAGTGAGCCAGAACACGGATGTGGTACGGCTTCGACTGAAGCGTTACCAGGGCTTCAAAGCCTTCCATGGGTGGTTGGCTGATGGTCATAACGCCGGTGCCTTTGTGCTCGTAGATCATCTTGCGAATCTGCTCTTGCGACCGCGAGATGGGTACTTCCGTGCCTTCGTATGCCATCAGGCTTTTTCCTCCGGTGCTTTCTGCAATCGGTCAAGGCACTCACGGCAAATTCTCTTGCGGCTCTCGCTCAATTTGTCCCAGAAATCCATTGAGCCACCGCCCTGCTGCGAATACTCATGGCCCCAAAGCCACATCGCAATTACCGCTGGCTTGTGAGGATTTAGATTTCGTTGGACACGTTCTTTTTCCGTCACGGTCTCTCCTCGCGTGGTGTGAACTTCTCGGCTAGTGCAACCGCTTCGGCTTTCTTGGCTGCCAGTTCTGAATCTGACGGGCTGTAGGCTGAAGGAAACGGCTTCCCGGCACTGTCGATACCAGGCAGCTTCTTTTCTAATCTCTCGAAAAGCTCTTTGTCTGGAATCTCCGGCGCCGCGGCCAACTGTTTCATCGGCGGTGTATATACATTGCCGTCGTACTCGATTCGAACGCAGTAGCAATCAGTCATGGCGCGAAACTTTCTGCCTGGGCGATTCGGGTTCTCCTGTTCAACCGGACGAAAGCCGGTCCCATTGCAGTCAGCACACTTGGGATTTTTAGTCTTCCGTGGTTTGTCGTTGGCCTCCGGTGCGCTGCCGATGATGTCTGCCGGAGCCGGTTTAAAATTTCCTCGCTCCGACGCCATGTACCGGACCACCCCTTCGCGCATCTGTGCCGGCGAAAGGTCTTTCAGGGTTTCCTTCCACACGCGAGCCAGGGGGGTCGGAGCCATTTGTCCGTTCGACTTCTGCGACAACTCCATTCCGTACTGCTCCGCGATCGTGTCCATGATTTCCATGAATGCGATCTCCCAATGTGAGAGATACAAGCGCTTCACGATTTCTAGTTCGCTTTTCGAGTTGCCGACTTGTATATCCGTTGCCATTTCCGTTTCTCCATTTGCGATCTGTAAACCAGAACCGGGTAGGTGAGCCGCCGTGATCAATCTCGTCTCGGGCCCGTGCAATCAAATATTCCGTGGCCGACGATTTAGTCTTGCCTTCAAACTTCACGCAGAAATCTATGGCGCTGGCAATCGCTTCCAATAGCCCCGGCTCGCGTGGTAAGCAGAGTTCTTCGGTGACCCGATGTGCGAAGGAAATTGAGGGGAGATCTTCGGGTAAATTTTCAGTACCAGAACAGGGAAGATTTCCGGCGGGCTCCCCCGGTAAAGGTTCTATGTTCTTACTGGTAATACTGGTACTCCTTATAGGCGATGTCGTTTTACCGCCCTTTATGGAGCTTTTTACCGCCCTTTGTGGGTCACCATGGGGTGCCGTTTTACCGCCCTTTTCATCCTTATATATAGTGGTATTCGTACCGCCCATATCGAGGGGTATTTGCCGCCCTTTTCCGGCTTGAATTTTGAGCAAATAGCCCTTGGTTTTTCCCCGCCCTTTTTCGTTCACCACGCAGGCTATGTAGCCGTCTTTTTCTAGCCCACGCAGATCCCGCTGTACCGCCCTGCGATCCGTGCCAACATCCGACATGAGGGTATCGACCGACGGAAAGCAATTCATGCCATCGCCGTCGGCGTAGGTGGCTAAAATGACCATAAGAAACTTTCGCCGCGTTGGTTTAATCCGTAGTTTTCTGGCGCACGAGATCAACTCCAGTCGCTCGCTTGGCTTACTACTCATTCACTTCACTCCCTGGGGTTTATTGCTTGCATGCTGCATGATCTGGTGACAATGGGAAGATCGAAATTCGGTCCCTTCCATCGTGTCTGTTTTGCGCGGTCCATGTTGTTTGTGGGCGAGTTCGCCAAAGTTCCAACCTACATACCGTGGGCATGCCGGATGGTGCTTCTTTGCTTCACACTGGCCTTTGGCGCGCAAGAAAACATCCATCCGAAGGCCGAGTATGTCCTCACCAAACAGCCGCACCCTGCCGCCCTTGGTGATGTAGCTGCGTTCATCCAGACGACCTGGGAATGGTGTCCTCGGGATCGGCTTCGAGTGCTTCACGCCGCGCTTCTTCCGCTTTGCGCCTGCAGAATGGCGAGCAGTACTTGTTGCCGTTCGCGTCAACGAATGCGAACTTAGTGACGACCTCCGCGCAGTGAGGGTAAGCGCACGTGAATTGCTCTTCGTCCGGTTCCATCGCATTCCTTTCTGGATCACTCGGCGACCTCGCCTATGTCCGGCAGTTCGTAGAACTCACCAATACCGCCTGGAAGTGTTATTTCAGCGCCTTCAGGAAACTTCTTCTTGGTGGACTGGCTCTGCAAAAAACCGCCGACGATCTTGAACTTTGTGCCTCCGATAAATTGCAGGTTCGCTCGTCCTAGAGCCCGACTGTTGAAGTGGTAAACCTGGCCTTCCTTCAACATACTGGCCGCGATCTTGGTTGCTTCGTTTCGGTTCACGCTGCTTTCCTCGTCTTCTTCCGTGCGGCCTGTACTATCTCAACCACACGCGCACACTGCTGTTCGTCAAAGGCGCCGATATGACACCGGTCTTCCGGTAGTTGCATCTTGCGGGAGAGCCAGACATATGCGCCGGTCCGGCCCCATCCTCGTTCTTTGATCATTGCGTCGAACTCATCGTGCGCGGCGATCCGCGCCTTCTTGCCGGCGTCGTTTGTCGGTGTACCGAGAGGTCTGCCGTCCGGATGGGCTCCGTGGACCACTCGGCAATCGGGATAGCGCGAGCAGCCCCAGAACTTCCGTGGCTGTCCGTTCGCGTAACTGAAACGCCTGGTCTCCCTGAGCACCATGTTCGATTGGCACTCAGGACAGACTGGCGCGATGATGGTTGCTGTACTCATGGGTTTACTTTTTGAATAGATCGCCGAGAGGTACGCCCTGTACTTCAGGCTTTGCCGATGTCTTTTCTGCATCCTTCGCGGCTTGCAGATTGGTGGCTACTGACTGCATTTCGGCCAGCATCTTGTTGACTTCTGCCGGGCTGCCGCCCATCACATAGGCGCTGGCTACTTCCGGATCGAGGACGTAAATCTTTTCGTGCAGTTCCTTGAACCGGGAGAAAGTGGAATTCTTTTCGCGCGCCTCTTCGAGGTTGGCAGCTTCGTTGTATTGGGCTCGTGGCGGCTCGGGGCTCGTGTCTGAGGCGCGACGGATGTCAGTGGGTAGCTCCGATGCTACCGTGGCTACAGCGGCCTCGTGGCGGGAAGTATCAGGCGGTATGTCCATAGCTTCTTCAGCGATAGAAAGACCGCGCAGAGCATCAGGGAACTTGTCGCGTAGCGCGAAACCCCTGGGGCGCATCTGTAGCATGCGGTCGGGGTAGTTCGTCCATGGACCGGCTTTCTTCCAGAGTCCGGCGGTCTTGGCGTCGGACACGCTGAATTTGACGGTGTGTAGCGCATGTCCTCGCCTCTTGATCTCACAGACTCCAGTCTTGTTATCGCCGGTGCCTTCAAAGTATTCATTGATGGATTCAAAGGCTGGATGAACCATGACGATTGCCAGCGCAGAATCGCCCCAGATCGACGGACGCCCGTTAATCACCGCGATATTCTGCAAAGCGGCCATCGGCGGCAGACCGACTTCGGCACCCATCTGCATTGCGATGAAGCAATTTTCCGGCTTGTCCTTGTAGTCTTTCGGCGCCAGATCGCTTCGGGCAATCGCGGTCGCCATCCTCCAAGCTTCATCGAAGCCGCTGAGGATAACGCCGAACCCGACCGGAACCTGAGGCCGAAGTATCTGCGGCTGCGGTTGCTCGGCGGCGACAAGGGCTGTGGTAGTTTTTTGGGTTGGGGCCGCTTCGGCGCGGTTGGTAGCTGGTGCTGTGGCCATGGCTGAGTCCTCTTTCGGTTTGTCGTTGTGTGAATTCATAAACTTCTCTATCTGCCGGTGGGGCTCGACACCCACTGTGTAACTCCTGCGCCTCTAGGTCTTCCCAAGCTTGCACGTTGCAGGGTCTTTGATTGTGAGAGTTACCGGAACTTCATGTGCGCTTGTTCCCGCACTTCCCGCGTGTCCTTCCACGCCGCGGCAGAAAACTAAAATCTTTAGACCGCGGTGGCAAGGTGAACCTTGCGGCCGTCGATCTTGTTCCTGATGTGCTGGTGAAACCATTTGCCCGCGCTCGGTGCTGCCTTGAATTCGGCATACTGCGCCGGGGTGATTGGATAAGCGTGCGTTTGCCCGCCGTTCCGGAATACCAAATGCAACTCGCCATCGTGGTACCCCTGATGGGTAAACATGCTGCTGTCCTTGATTTCGTGCATTTCCATTTCATTTCTCCTTCGTTACGTTCTTGCCCGTGGGATTTAAGGGCGACAATTTACAAAAAGCGTTGATACAACTTCCGTCGGTCAGCGGTGCGCCACACTCTGGACATACCGGCTTGGGCTCAGTCACTGGTGGCCTTTTTGCCGTGGTGGTGCTCCACGTACTGTTTGGCCATCGAGTACAGCTTTCGCTTGCTGAAGCCGCGATGGTCGATCAGTAGCTTCTCAATCCGTAACTTAATCGCCAGTTCGCGTTGCGCCTTTTTTAGCTTGTTCACTTAACCTCTCCGTGGTGTAGTGACCGGATCCGCTTTGCAGCCAGACGCATTAAAACGGCGCTTCATGGCTACCGCATAGGTGTTGAGCCCTGCCTGGTTTACCTTGAGGACCGTCAATGGCACCTTGCCCGATGCCACATCCTTCACCAGCAGCAGGAAGTTCGCGTCATACTCGGCTGAACCTTCTTCGCCGATGACCCAGCCCTTCCAACGATTGCTCTCTGTCAGACCTTCTGTTTGTGGGAGACTTGACTCGACGATCACCGGCGCACTCCAGACTTGCTGAACCGGTTCGGCGGGCGCGGAGATGATTTCTTCGGCCAGGGCTACATTGCCCATCTGTTCGGCTTCGATTGCAGCGTTGAGGCGGTATTCTTCCTGCCGCTTGCGCTCTTCTTCTTGGGCCTGGGCATCCGCAATAGCCTGAAGGCGTCTCTGTTCGGCTAGACGCGCGCGCTCGGCTTCCTGTGCGAACTGGGTTCGGGCATTACCCAGTAGCTTCTGAACTTGCTCGGCTGGAGTGTCGCCAGAATTGAACTTGGCTGAGAGTTCGCGATGGAAGTTGAACCGGCGGGTCAACTCTGGCCGGAATGTGGCTTCCAGATCGTCACGGTAATCCTTCACCCTGATCAGTAAGTCGCCGGCCTGAGCGTATCTTTCCGGTGTGTTGACCGCGATCTTCAACCCGATTACACGGCCGTCTTTTATCTCGGCAACCGTGGCGAGAAACTGCTGCGTGCGCGCCAGGGCCATGCTGCGTTTTTGCTCTCCGGCGTCCGGTGACTGGATTTCCGGCGGTGCCGGTACGGTGGTCAGATTGGTTTCGGCTGGAACGGTGGACATTACTTCACCTCGTGATTTCGTTTGTCTAATGAAATGCAGAGCGCACTCTGCCAAACTCTTAAATCTTCGGGATAGAAAACTTTGCTCTTCGGGTCGTCGCTGGTATGCAGCACAGCGTCTCGGTCTTCAAATAACTGCGGGATGATGCGCAGCATTGGTGCTGACAGAATCCCGCGCACCTGTTCCGGTGTGAGCGTGAATGGAAAGTGACCGGCGCGAATCGCTGCCTTAATTCCTTCCTCGTACGCGCATGTCTGTAACCCCCAGGAACGCTGGCCAGGACCGGAAGCATTCTTGATGTCCACGATGGCCCAGCGCTTGCCAATCTGCCCGATGGAATCAAACTGGCCACCAAACGGCATGCCGTACAACTCGAAAACGTAGCGGCCTTCGTTGATTACCGGGATGTAGCCGGTGTCTCGCCTGAATTTCTTGTAGCCTTGCAGCCGCAGCCGCACTACTTCCGGCAGACCGGCTTCCCAAACTTCCATCACTTCAGGCGATAGCGTCTTTTGGTCTTCATCCCAGAAGTGGGCCGCTTGGTGTACCAGTTTCCCGATCTGGCGTTTGCGCTCAAGAGCCAGCGGGTTCGTTTGTTCGACGATCGCGTAGTTAGAAAACCCAAGCTCGGACAATACCTGTGTGACGCTCGGTACCACGCGACCGCTCGCCGTGTAAGCGTGATTCTTCTCGTCGAAATCGAAGGCTATCAAGGGGCTAACCACGGACTCGACTCCTTCGATTTCTAGCTTGCTGGCTCACAGTCGCCCAGCGAACATTGCCGGGTTCGTAATGACCATCGTTGTTGATGCGATCTAACTGCAAACCTTTTGGGCAATCGCCAAGTTCGGCGTAAAACTGTTCAAAACTGGTAAAAAGAAAACGTATGCCGCGGCCACCGTAGTCTTTCCAGCAGATGCGGCGCGGGTCGGTGCACCGGCTCTTAGCTTCTTTGTATCTGCCATATTCAGAGGTGTAACTCATGCGATGTGTGCCGCAATCACACCCGCAACTCGTGGTACTTCTGGAGCGGCGAAGGAGGCTTGCAGCAGCAACGTAGCTCATATTGCCGCAAGCACAGACACACAGCCAGACAACCACACAGCCTTCATGGCGGCCCCTGCGACCGGCTGGCCATACCGCCGTCAACTTCCCAAACTGTTGTCCGGCTATATCGGCAAAGCGCATAGCTCTGTGGTGCTTCACGCGAATGGCTTGAGCGGTTGACATGGCTACGCGGTGACCAGCTCTCTTGTTTCGGTGAGCCACAGGGCTGCGCGACGTGATTGCTCGGCGTAGAGAATCGGCAGAAGGCGCTCGCGGCGCCGCCAATCGTTTTCGCCCAAGTCGCGGAATTCAGTTTCGGCCAAGTAGGACGGATGGTTTCCGTAGTCTGGTGAAGGTAAATTCCACCAGGAGGCATGAACGACCAGGAGGTGATGAGCGGCGTTTGCAGTCTCGGCTGCCATCTCGCCGCGGTACGAGTGATCTGCTGTGGGGAAACCCACGAAGCAACAGCAGGAATTGAATGACAGTTTGCCGTCTTCGGTGTGGGCGATCAGCGCGGCCAGTGTTTCGTCGTTGTATGCTGTCTCTAGATACTTCTGAATGTTTGCGGTCATAATCCCCTTTCAGGTTTGGTTGAAAGCCCGTAACCGGTTTCGGTCGGCCACGGGCCTTGTCGAAAAACCAAAGTTGCTATGGCGTTATGTTCGAGGGCCGCTTTTCACTTCTTCGGCCCGCATGGTGGCCTCCTCTCTTTGTTTCGACCTGCGTGGATAAACAATCGACATCGACTGCAAAGAAAACGGAAATTCTTTTCCGCAGTCGATACAAACTCTGTACGTCCCGGTGATGAGCGCTGCCGGTGTAAGCGCGGCTGACGTTGGGCGGTTTCTTACCGGAGTAATCGGCACGGTGAGGTTCCGGTGGTGACAACCGAAGATGCGCGACCACAGGCTCATGCGACGGTTACCTCTTGGGCTTGTGCGGCCTTTTTGAGCCCTTCCAATTCCTTGAGTGCGGCATCACGCTGTTTTTCGGCAAACTCTAACTTCTGCGTGACAAAACACATGGTCGTGCAAAGGGCCTCGTGGGTGTCTTTGTACGCTGCTGCAAACTTGATAAGCCCCTCGCGGACGTGGGCGATCCGCCTCTCGTGGCAACCCGAGCGCCCGCCACTCGGCAGGGTCGATACAATCTCACGTGCTGCGTAGGCCGGGTCTGGTGGCAGAACGCTTTTCACCTGGAAGCCTCCATCATCAGTTCCCAAAAGAACCAAATTCCCATAGCCATTAGCGCGGCCACATAAGCAGCGTTGGCCAATTTCTCCGACAAGGTGAAGGGGTTCATGAGGCTTTCTCCGACGTGAGCGCTATCACGCGGTTAACTGAATGCAGACAGCGCCGGTATGCCGCTAGGCTTTCTTTCAGGGCGCGCATGCTTTTGAGGTACGCGGCATCATGGAACGCGTGATTTGGCCGCGTCTCGCTGTCGATGTAGCCCTCTGTACATTCAATCGCAACCACAAAACCTTGAGCGATTACCTTCAGTTCGTCAGTGCGGACGATTGCTCCAACCGGGCAAGATTTCATAGCCCCACCACGATTTGAAAGAAGACAGCGCCGATAGCGGCAAGAGCCACAGAACAACCGAAGCCAAGAGCAAAGACGAACCAGAGAGAGGCGCGGGGGGTCATTGGGCCTCCAATTCTTTGAAGGCATTGCGCTGCTGAGTTTCAAGGTAGGTGGTGATGCGACGGAGTTTTTCCCATACCACGGTCGATGTCCGGTAGGTCGCGAACCGGGCTTTCTCGATGATGCTCAAAGCATCAGAAAGATTTTCGACTTCTTGAACGGCGCTGGTGGTTGTCATCGGCAGGAACTCCAATCGTTCGGTTGGCTGCTGGTTGTTGCTGGGGAGAGATCGACGGGTGACTCAGAACCTCAGACTGCGCGACCTATCCCCAACTTTTTAAAAATCATGCAAATACCAATGTCTCTTTGAAATAACCCTTCAACTCAATCGCCTTCAGCAGATTGCTGACGCGCCCAGGATCAAGGCTCATCTCTGCGGCTATCTCGTTGTTTGCCGGTCTCCGGCCTCCGCGCTTGCGGGTCATGTGTTTAAAAACCTCAAGGAACTCGCGCTCTTTTTCGGTGAGCTCGTGCTGCGGTGTAGGTAGTTTTGCTACTTTTTTCATGGGTGCTTGATGTCCTACAAGATACCTTGAACGTGCTAACAATATCCCCTCAATTTTACAGTGTCAAGGGAAATTTCAATCTTTTTTACAATTTATTGTTGCAATCACCGGTACAGTGTATTACATTGCATTTACAACACGGTACCTTGCTGCACCGTGAACAGTGCAGTAATTCAGGTAAGTGAATGAAGAGATTGAGAATAAATAGATGAGAACCGTTTTTCTGGATTACGACACTCGGACGCGCAACAAGACGCTGCGTTTTTGCGTGAGGTGCCAGAAAGACATCAAGCTAGAAGCCAAGGCGAGAATTGTTCGTGTGACGCCGGAGGCCATGGTGATTCACCCGGAAGACGTGCAGGCTGGCATTGGCGAAGACTTCCTGATTGGCGTAGACTGCGCGCGAAAAATCGGTATGGAGTTCTCAAGGCCAGAATTGCCATGATCGAGAAGATGCCCCAACTCGTAGACCAGAAGGTAGCCGCCGAGATGCTGGCGGTAACCCCTCACACCATGGAGCGCTGGCGCTATGAGGGTGTAGGACCGGAATACATAAAAATTGGCTCTGGCCGCCGGGGGATCGTGCGCTATGATGTGCGAGTTCTCTTGGCGTTTATCCGGGCGAACACCCATGTGCCTTCCGTGCGGGCCGCACAGGACAGCGCATGAAACTCTACAAGAAGAAGAAATCGCAGTTCTGGTATTACGACTTCGCGGTGGCAGGGAAGCGCTACCGTGGTTCAACTGAGGAAACGAACCGCAACCGGGCCACCACCATCGCCTCAATCAAGATGTCGAAACTGATTGATGCCGGTGATGATCCGATACCAAAAAAATCACCGACTCTCGACGAACTGGCCGTAAAGTTCCTTGGCTTTGTTGACCAGAGTGGCCGGGAGTCAAAGACAAAAACTTACTACAAAACGGGATGGCGCTTGCTGGAATCAGCTTCGCTTCGCAATATGCAATCAACTCCACTTCGCAATATGCGAATCGACGGTATCACGGCAGAAGTGCTCGACATCATTGATCTGCCGGGCTCACCGTCGAACGCAAACTGCGCTCTGCGTACGCTTAGAAGAATGCTTAGGCTGGCTGAAGGCTCTTGGGGGTTAATACGTAAAACCCCGAAGTTTGTTCTGCGGGCCGAGCAGGGACGTGAACTGTTGTTGGACGAAGTTTGCGAACAAAAGCTTCTGGCGGCCGCTAAAAAACTGAAATGGAGAAAGAAGACGTTCGAGTTATTCCGTGATGTGGTGGCCTTGATGCGCGAGACCGGGATGCGGAACGAAAGGGAACTGTTCCAGGTCCTGATTGAAAATGTCGATCGCAACAAGAAGGTGATCTTCGTACCGGAGAGCAAAACAGCGGCTGGCCGGCGCGAAGTGCCAATCACCAACCGGGCGCTGGATGTTCTAGTTTCCCGGATCGGCGAGCGGCGTGCAGGCTGGCTATTCCCATCGAAGCGCAATAAGACTGGCCACCTTAAAACGATGAACAAGTATTTCCGGATTGCCAGAAGAGCGGCGAAACTCCCTGAGGATCTGGTGCTCTATTGTGGGCGCCACGACTTTGGGACAACGGCGATGAACTTAACCGGCAACCTGGCAATGGTGATGAAAGCGATGGGCCAGAAGGACGTTAAAACGGCCATGCGCTATCAGCACCCAGACACCAACACGCTGCGGGAAGCGATGAACAATCGTGGATCCAGGCAGCAACAGCCCGCAAGGTACCAGTGAAATTCACGGCACACTTTACGGCACACCTTGTTTTTAGTGGTTGAAGTAAATGCTTGAGGGTCAGCGCGATAGAAAGAATTTCAGGCTTTAGATTCACTGACTACGAATCAGAAGGCCGGGAGTTCGAATCTCTCAGGGCGCGCCA